CGAGGACGACGACGAGGACGACGACGAGGACGACGACGAGGACGACGACGAGGACGACGACGAGGACGACGACGAGGACGACGACGAGGACGACGACGAGGACGACGACGAGGACGACGAGGACGAGGACGAGGACGAGGACGACGAGGACGAGCCCGCACCCAAGCGTAAGCCTGGTCGTCCCAAGAAGGTGAAGGACGAGCCCGCACCCAAGCGTAAGCCTGGTCGTCCCAAGAAGGTGAAGGACGAGCCTGCTCCGAAGAAGAAGCTTGGTCGTCCCAAGAAGGAAGAGCCTGCGCCCAAGAAGGCAGGTAAGAAGGCGGGCAAGAAGTCCAGCCGCAAGGTTAAGGACGACGATGACGGCTGGGATTAGCTAAACGGCCATCGTGCTACGGGCGCTATCGTGATGACATGATGTGTGCCCGGTGCCGGTGGCTGCCTCTGTGCCTCGACATCGAAACCGACCTCAACATCGTAGAGTAGTGCATGCCCCCAAGAAAAAAGAAGCAAGAAGAGCAGCCGCTCGAATCTCCCGCAACCGCGATACTGGCGGCGTTTGACGAGTACAAACAGATCCGCTCCGTATCGTTGCAGAAGGGCGGACGCGTCGAGAATGTGCTGTCCACCGGATCCTTGATCCTGGATCTAATTCTAGGCGGCGGACTTCAGCGCGGACGCATCGTTGACTTCTTTGGGCCTGAAGGAAGTGGCAAAACCACGATCGTTCAGGGCATCATCGCGGCATCGCAACGTATCCAAATCCCGAGCGTATTTTACGATACTGAGCACGCGGCCGATCCTGTTTATATGCGGGCTCAGGGCATCGACCTTGAATTCAAGCTCAAAGTTGATGGCAAGAAAGTGCCGGGATTCCACTACACCCAGCCAGGTCCAGGTGAGGACGTGTACCGACACGTTTATAAAACGCTACGGCGTTCTTCCTCCATTGATCCCGAAAAACCTTCCCCACCCACGTCCTTGTTTGTCGTCGACAGTTTCGCCGCCATGTTCTCCGAAAAGGAAGACACGGACAAACAAGGACAGGGTGGGCTAGGTCGTGACGCCCGCATGCACTCGGTATGGCTGCGGCGCCTCAAGAGCGAGCTGCGGCGCACCGGCGCCCTGTTGGTTTTCACGAATCAGTTGAGGGCCAAGATCGATCTTCGTAATCCTGGGGCCAACCCGGAGCAGGAACCAGGCGGCAACGCCCTCAAGTTCTACGCGGACTACAAAATCCGAGTTTCGGCCCGCAAGCGTGACGAAGAGGACAAGGGCGGTTTGGTACGGCAGCACCTGTTTATCCGTACCATCAAGAACAAGACGTTTACACCGTTCCGCACTTGTGAAAATGACATCATTCTGGGGCGCGGCATCGACAAGGCGCAGGACGCCCTGGAGTTCTTGAAGGCCGTCGGCAAGGTCGAGACGAAAGCAGGGCGTCATCGTATCTTGCTTCCCCGGTTCGACACTGGTGCGACGCTTCCGTGGAAAGAGTTTCGTCACGTGACCGAGAGTCCAGAGTTCCGTACGTTCGCGTTCCAACTGTTGCGGCGTGAAAAGGTTTACGGGGCCTATTTCAAAGCCTCGGGTTACCGCAACTATTCATATGATCGCGAACCAACCGCTGAAGGAGAAGTCAATGGCTAAGTCGAAAGAGAAGAGCACACCCAAGCAGAAGCGTCAAGCGCCTGAGGGCGATGTGATGCGCAAGCGGCTACGAAAATTCCTGACGGAAGACGGCGGTCGCCTCGTCAGCAAGTCCAAGCTCAAGGCGCTGGCCAAGTCGATGGATCCGAAGATGCGGATGGACGCACGCGTCCACGACGCCGCCGTCAAGGCCATGGGCCTCATGATCATGAAGGCGATGCAGCGTGTGTACGACAACAAGCGCGGCACCATTCGTCCCAGCGATCTGTAACGTCTCGCGACTGCCCCTACCATCGACATGCCGAAATTCCTGCATACCGCAGACCTACACCTAAATGCTCAACGCCGTGCGTTTCCCCAAACCTACCTACAGCGTACCGACTGGCTCCTCGCCGCCATAGAACAGACGGCCATAGACCACGAGGTAGATTGTGTGGTGGTGGCGGGGGATGTGTTTGATCGTGCTGATCTAACTAATGCGGAGCGGTATCGGTTTGCCGAATGGTTGGGGCAGTTGCAAATTCCTGTCCTGTGCATCGCGGGAAATCACGATGCACGGAGCCAGCAGATTGGGGATACGTGTTTACGTGATTTATCTGCCCTGCGGCTCAAGCGCCACCTAATACACGACGGTGACCCCAGGCTTGTCCACGCGTTCGATTGCTCGTGGATTTTGTTTCCGCACCACGGATGGGGTAGCCGAGAATTGGATTTGATCGTTACGTCGGCGGTCGAGACCGCGACGACGCGTTACCCAGACGACCCTATCGTCGTGGTATTGCACGAGGCCGTGATGGGCAGCAGCACAGACGGTGGTCATCAACTAACTCAGGGCGTCCAACTAAACGGTGACGTGCCCGTGACGTACTGGGCGTTGGGCGACATTCACCTGACGCAAAGGATCCTTCCAAACGCATTTTACTGCGGGTCGCCCTACCAGGTAGATTTCGGCGAGGCGGCGGACAAGGGCGTCTTGATCGTCGATACAGACCACGCGATGGAGCCAGAGTTCGTTTCGCTCACGTGTCCATACCCACTCGTTACGCTTGATCAGCGTCAGACCGAGTGGCCAGAATTTTCGCGTTATGTTGGTGAGGATGACGTTACGACGCCACCGCACGTTTTGCGCGTCGCCACCACGGTGCAGGACACCACACCCTCGACGTCGCCGTCCCAGCCCACGGTACCGCCGTTGTGGGGGCTGGAGGAACACTTGTCAAAGCAAGCGTTGGACGACGTTCTAATTCCCCGCACGCTTGAACTAGCGAACCAGATGCTCGACAACTACCTGACGAAAGGTGTGTGACATGGACTTGGTCAACAAATACCGTCCTACTAAGTTGGCACAGGTAGTTGGGCAAGATTCCGCTGTTCAGATTTTGCGCGGGGTGTTGAAGCGCCGTACCGACATAAATCCCGTGACGCTTTTCTGTGGCCCCCACTCTACCGGCAAGACGACGTTGGCTTGGCTGTTGGCTTTGTACGCCAACTGCAAGAACCCGCAGGAGGATGGCGAAGCGTGTCGTGAGTGTGATTCTTGTATGAACATCATCAGGGCCATTAAGGAAGGGCGCAACGGCCAGGCCGTCATCGAGAAGGCGGTGTCGGAGCGAGGCATCGACGCGATCCGCCAACTCGAAGCCCAGGCCGAGTACAAATCCCAGTTTCGCTACCGTTGGTTTATCTTGGACGAAGCCCACAACCTGACGAAGCAGGCGTTTGACGCGGCGTTACGGTTGTTCGAGAAACCGCCCAAGCAGACGCGCTTTGTTCTATGCACCACGGATCCGAGTAAATTTCCCGCCACCATCATAAGCCGTAGTTTCGTGTTCAACCTCCAGCCCATCGCGCCCGACGTAACGGCCAAGAAGCTGCTGCGTGTCGTGTGTAAGCGCGAGGGATTCGACCTCAACAAAGACGTGTTGCTTCAGATCGCGCAGGCGGTTCAAGGGCATCCCCGTGACGCCCTCAACCTACTGACGCAGGTGGTGGCGGCGGGCGAGGGCGGCATGGCGATCGAGGATCTGCCCCGCATCATCGAGCGGTCGGAAGCATCATTGCCATACCTCGTGATCAAGAAGTACATGGTGGCGTTGTTGGCCGGCAAGGCCGGCACCGCCTTGATGACCGTACAGCACTTGACCAACGCCGACTACTTCCTGTCACAGATCATTGTCTACCTTCAGCAGATCCTATACTGGTGGATAAGCCCCGAGTTGGTAGTGCCACCGTACGACCGCAACATTAACGAAATCAAGCCACCGCCCCGTGCCGATGCAGCCAAACACATCGATGATCTCGGACGGCTTATGACCATTTGTCTGGACGCACAGCACCGCGCCAAGCAGTACACTAATGACGGACAAGCTGTCGTGGAGGCCGCGACCATCCAGATGGCCAGCATTACGAAGCGGTGGAAATCCTAATGCCGTCAATCCGCTGGCTTGAAGTTCAGGCCAAGAACGCGTATTCGTACGCCTCGTTTGAAATGCCGTTGGACCAGCAGGGTCTGGTGCTGGTCCGTGGCCTGAATCTCGACGACGGCGGGTTTCTCGGTGCGGGCAAAACCTCACCGTTTGAGGTTTTCGCGGGTGTGCAGACGGGGCGCGTGGGGAAGCAACGAAAGGGTGAGCGCCACCTGGCCGACGACGTCGTCAACCTTCAGGCAGGTCAAGATTACGAAGCGCGCGTTAGGGTCGAGGTAGACGGCAAGCCCTACGATATTGTCCATTGCCGAAAACACCAGCGGTGGGGCAACGCCTACCGCGTCGTCGATGTGGACACGGGGCGCAACGTACTGCCCAACGACGCACGCCAGCACCCACAAGCCTGGGTAATGCAGAATCTACTACACGTCGACGAAAAGAGTTTCTTCAACTTGGTCTACATGGCGCAGGACTTTTCCAACGCGATGCTGACCGGTACCGACGGTGATCGGCAGCAGAGCTTGGTCCAAATGTTTGGGCTCGACGTGTACGATCATTTGCTCCGCACGACTAAACAGCGGTTGGTAGCGTACGGCAAGGTCGTGCAGGACGTCGATGAACTGAAGCGCGAGCTACTGGAGATCGAAACACAGATCCAACAGTTCAGCACGTCAGTCGACGCCTTGGTAAACGACATTGCGGTCAAGCGGGCAGAGGCGCTGCAACTCCAAAACAACCATGACGTTGCGGTTGATAAATCGTCGGTGCTGCAGGATCTACTTCGTAAGCTAGAGGCTAGGGCACAACACAGACAAGAGATTGATCGGCTGTGGGGTTTGGTAGAGATCCCGCTGGAAAACCCCAGCGCCGTCACGAAGAAGTTGTGCCGAAAGGTACGGCGGAAAGCCGACGGCTTGGCAGATGAAGCATCGGAGCTTCGCAACACCATCCGGCTGCTTGACCAGCGCCACGTTATCGAGAAGCGCCTAGAAAATATAGTGGCGCGAGATGAAGACGAGGTGCAGGAAGAAATGGACGCCGTGAGGGAAAAGCTCCGCGTCCTGACGAACGACACGTTGCCCAAGTCAGAACAACGGGCCGAGTTGGTGGCGGATCTGCGGAAACTCCAGCGACCTACGGAGGCGGCGGCCGATCTACAGGAACGCTTAGACCAGGCGCGCGCAGAACGACAACACATTGAACAAGAACTCCACACCGTCGAGGCCAAGCTGGCGAAAGGCGTGTGTCCCACGTGCCATCGTCCCCTCGACATGGACGCTGGTGACGTCAAGGCTGCGAAGAAACAGCAGGCACAGTTGCGGAAGAGTCTAGGCACAGCGTCGGACTCAGTCCATACGTTGTCTACTCAGGTGGCGACCGCGCGGCAGTACGAAACGATCAAACAATCGTTACAGCAGATCGGATCCGTTGCCGATCCTGTGTCGGTCCAGAAAGAAATAAGCAGGTTGTCCAAAGAGGAACGCCGCTTGGTTTCGGACCTGGAGGGTGGCCGCATCAAGGCGACGCTAGAAAATCAGTTGGCCGCGATGCCGAAGGCTTCACCACAAAAATTAACGCAGCGGTTGACCAAGGTAGAGGCGGCGGTAGAACGGTATCGGCGTCAGCACGAGGTCGTCACGGCGTTGCTGCGGGAACTGGTGTTGATCCGCAAGCTCCCGAAGGGTGACGTCAAGGAAGTGCGTGGCCGGTTACGCAAGACGTTGGTGACGATCAAGAACTCGACCGACCGCATCATGGTGGTGAGCACAGAGGTTGCGAACGCGGAGCGTACGCTTGAACAACTCAAAACCCTGACGGCCAGGCGAACCAAGATCACGAAGGGACTGAACGATAGCCAAACGGCCCTGACAGAAATTAAGTGCTTGCAGGCACTGGAACGGGCGTTTGGATCAAAGGGCTTGAAAAGGGATCGGTTTAATGCTATCCTCCGAGATGCTGCGGAACAAACGGTGCCACAATATACGAAATTGTTGTGGCCCAAGCGGACCGCGAAACTGACGTTGGACGAGGAAGGTAACGCCGTGAAGGTTGACTTGGCTCGCGGCAAACTCCGCACCGGTAGCCGGTTACTGTCGGGCGGGGAGCGGAACAAAGCCGGGTTGGCCCTGTTGTTCGGTATGCGCGACTTGAAGGAACGCTACACCGCCCTCAACACCAACGTATTGATCGTGGACGAGCCGTTCGGCAACCTGGACGTACACGGAACCCAGTGTTTGATCCAGGTGCTGCAGGGCATGAAACAAAGGTTCGGTTCCATTTTCGTCATCGGTAACCAGAGCGACGTGCTCAACAGTGCGGTCTGGGATCAGACCTGGTGGGCCGTGCGGGAAAACCAGACGTCCGTCCTGTACCGCGAGGGTTTACCCAAGCGATACCGCACGGCAGTTGATCGGTACGCGGCTGCCGATTAGTGGTCAAACTAAAGTATGCTGCCCCGCATCGTAGTACATTGTATGCAAGACCTTCCAAACCAGCACCTGTGGGCTTGGTTGCGTCAGGAGCAGGCGGGATGCACCCAAGTAGATTTGGACCAGGATGACAACCTGCGGCTACGACGCGGTACCGATCCTGACGTCAAGTACCTCAGCACCGTCGGGTGTCTCAAGAGTCTGGGGCGTACCGATCCCGTGGTTTCGATTCCGTTGCTCTACGAGTTCAGCACCGGCCTAGACCACCACAACGAAACGTCCATCATGATGGTCGGGGCGCTGGGTAAAGAACTGGGCGTTGACTTCGGCGTCAACTACGTGCGGTGGTACGCCAAGCCTCGGGTGCTGGCGTTCGACACAGCCGTTAAGGTACAGCATATTAAAACCAAGCTGGTGGACTTCGTCCCCGGTGACGTGCGGGGCGACACCACAGTGTTGTGGCGATTCTCTAAATGGCTACGTGGAACATTAGCTGAGCACTTGAAAGTGAGGGCTTTGGGACATGGTGAATGATAAAACCGTACGGGCCGTCGCGTTCGCGTTTCTGGACCCAGAGGCGCTGCGGATATTTTTACGCTTCAAGGGATTTAACGTCACGGTAGCGTCGGGCGACGCCTCGGCGCTGAAGGGGATGAAGCCCAATGGCAAGAACATCGTGATACTACCGAATTTTGCCAAGCGTCATGTTTTGGCAGAACACGCCGCCGCCATCGATACCGTATTACTATTGACAAACGGTAAGCACGACGATATAGTTTCTCGCGGTATCCCGATGTTGGACGCTATGTTGCAGGACGGCGTACTGGTCGAGGAAAAACCCCGGACGCCGCATTGGTACATCGACAAGATCCAGACGGTCGCGGTACCGTTAGTGCTGGACGATGATCCATTATCCAAGAAGAAAAAGCCCGAAACCGAGACTGCCGTGGACGTCAGCGCGTTCAATAGCCTTGATCACTGGCTATCGTACATCGACGAACAAAAATGTGCAGGCGTCCGCAATTTCGCCGTTGACATCGAGCACCCTGTGTGTTTGTATCTCGTGGGTGAGACGAGTAGATCAGAATTCAAAGGTGCCCTCAAGGCCCTGACGAAGCGAGGTGCTGATAAAAATCTGCTGCAGGCGTTCTACCGGTGGGTAGATGACGACTACGCGGAACGGATGCAGCAGGCCATGACGCGATACCTCAAACCAAAGAACACAGACAGAATTCCTAGTGTGTTCAAGCTGGCGAAAAAGTTCAAGGTCGCGAGCGTGGACATAGAGTTGTTGGAAGCAATCACGACGGAAATCAAAGGAGTGACAGATGAGCAAGAAGAGTAAGAAGGAAAAGGCCATGAAGAACTCGAAGGTGGCGGACACGGATACTGACAACGAAAAGCCCGAGGAGACTGAAGAGACCGACGGGGAGTGGGACGATCTCGACGATCTCGACGAGGACTCCGAAGATATTGAGGACGAGGTTGATGATTCAGATGGGTCTGAGGACGAAGATGAACCCGAGGATGACCAGGACGACACCGACGAGGTGGTGCCGCCGCAGTACTACACTGTGGTGAACGGCTTCAGCCTCGACGGGGAGGACTACCAGCCCGGCCAGAAGATCGAGGTGAAATGCCGATTCTGTGCCATGTGGAATACTCCACTGGCCGCGAAGGGTGGTAAGCCCATGTGCTACCCTGGGCTCAAGACGTCGTTCAACATCAGCGACGACGAGACGGCCGAGTGGCGCATGCAGGAGGATCGTTTCTCTTGCCAGCAGCATTTCGTGCCTCTCGACATCCCCGAGGTCGTGCAATACTTCAAGGCAGACGCCGACGACGTCGCGGCCCTGAAGTTCGCACTACCGATCGCCACCGCCATCACGAACGCTCAGACCAAGTTCGAGAAGTACATCGAGAAGTCGAACATCGACGCCACCAAGGCTGACGAGCTGCTCGACACCATCAACAGCTTCGCCCACGTGTTCACGACGAGCGAGCAGATCGAGTACGTGCGGCCCCTCATCAGTTTCCTGCTGAAGAAGCTGCGGGCCAAGCAGCGGCGGCAGGGTGCTGCACCTGGACGTCGTGCCTCGTTCGTTGCGGGTGACGAGGTCCTGTGGACTGGACGTAATGGTCAGGAGCTTCGCGGCCTCGTTTTGAAGGCCGGTGGTCCCAAGAAGACCATCACGCTGATGGTGCAGGGCAAGACGGCCGAGGTGCTGTATCCCAAGCAGGTGGCGCAGCGGCGGCAGGATGACCCCAATGCCCGCGTGGCGTTCAAGTACGAGGTGCTGATCGCGGACTTCAACACCATGAACCCCAAGGTCACGTCCGAGGCCATGATGGTGGCGGAAGAGGTAGAGTAGTGGGAACTACTCCATCGATATTCGGTTCCGCCATCCAAGTGTTGGAACATTTGGAAGTGGCGGAAGGACGACTGGCCAAGGAATCGATCCTAGAGGCCAACAAGGACAACAAAGCCCTGATGGCCATCATCAAGATGGCGATCGGTACAGATCGGTACTTTGTCCGGCCGTCCATGAACCTCGTATGCACGTCGTCTTTGTCACCAGCGGAGTCATGGCGTGCATTCGTGGATTTGACCCGTCGGTTGAAAAACAGAGAACTGACCGGCAACGAAGCCAAGATGGCGGTGGATCGTTTCTTGGCTTCGTGCCGGCCAATCCTCATGAAGTGGTACTGCCGTATCCTCAACCACGACCTGCGGATCGGTGTGGACAAAAATACCGTCCAGAAGATTTGGGGCGACGTTTTCCTCTTGGGGAATTCAAGTAAGTGTGCCGCGTGGCACTTCAACGGCTGTGCCTTGGCCCATCGGTACGACCCGGAATTAGACAAACCTGCCGTGACGTTCCCGTTGGCCGTAGAGTCGAAATTAGACGGAGAACGGGCGCTGGTCATTTGTTTTCCACGGGACGACACCATTTTCGTGTTGACGAGGTCGGGACGTCGGCGGGAGCACATTGAAGCGGTGGCGGAATTCCGACAGCAGGTCATATCGTTCGCCCAGGCGTTGAACGTCGACACCCCCGATCGTCCCGTGTACCTCGACGGGGAATTTCTGGCGAAGAACTGGAACAAGACCAGCAGTATCGTGCGGCGTGTCAAGAATTTCGATTCAGAGGAATTCCTGTCGTCCGTCAAGTACGTGCTGTGGGATTGGGCGCCGCTAGATCGGTACCTGGCCGGGAGTTTCGACATGAAGTGGACGACCCGCAAGGCCGAGCTGCTCCGTGCCGCTGGTGCCACACGTCCTTCCATGCGTCCCGTGAAATTTAGCCCGAACGTGTGGGTTATGGGCCATACGATGGTTTACGACCGCGATCAATTGGTGGCTGAGTACGAACGTAGGGTTGACGCTGGCTACGAAGGTGCTATGTTAAAGCAGCCCTACGCGGCCCACACATTTAAGCGGTCCAACGCCATGTTGAAGGTAAAGCCAGAGATAGAGGTGCCGGGCAGGATCGTCGGGTACTACGAGGGGCTAGACCAGAACTCGGCAGTGAAGCCAGAGGTACGGAAACGGGTCAGGACCGTAATGAAAGATTTCGGTCAAATAAAGGAAACGAAGCAGTACCTTTACTGTAAAACCAAGTACGTGCCGAAACTGGTGGCCAAGATTAAGCACGTGATCCAAGGCGACAACGAACAGCGCATTTTCCTCCACCGGGAAGATATCGTCGGTTTCCGCCACGGTGCCCGTCTCGGTGGTTTCGTCGTCGAACTGGACGACGGAAACCAGATACGGGTAGGAGGTGGGTACAAGACCAAAGCAGGCAACGACGAGCGATCTAAGTTCTGGCGCAAGCGCGATCAGTACATCGGCATGTACGTCGACGTGCGGGTGCAAAATACGAAAACAGCAGACGCAAATGGACGCTTCAACAAGTTTGTGCGTCTACGAGAAGACCTGTAGTCCAACAACGTAGAAGGAGAAGAAGAAATGCCCAAGGCAACGCAACTGGCACTATTGAGTGCAAACGATCTCGGCACCATGCTGAAGAAGGGAAAGATCGTCGGGATCCGCGCCGGCAAGCTCACGATCGAGTTCGGCAAGCGCGGCGCCGTCCAGACCTACGTGATTCCGCTGGCCCCAGCGGTCGTAGAGATCGAGGCAGCCGACGAGCCCAAGCCGCACGGTCGCCCCAAGAAGGTGAAGGACGAGGACGGTGAGCCCAAGCGTAAGCCAGGTCGTCCCAAGAAGGTGAAGGACGAGGACGGTGAGCCCAAGCGTAAGCCAGGTCGTCCCAAGAAGGTGAAGGACGAGGACGGTGAGCCCAAGCGACGTCCAGGGCGTCCCAAGAAGGTGAAGGACGAGGACGGTGAGCCCAAGCGACGTCCAGGGCGTCCCAAGAAGGTGAAGGACGAGGAAGGCGAGGGCGAGCCCAAGAAGAAGAAGAAGAAGCACAGCAAGAAGGACAAGGGTGACCGCCCCAAGAAGAAGAGCGTCGAGATTCCTTGGGACGACACCGACGACGACTTCGACGCCTAGCCCTACCCGACACCTACGTAAGTTCTCCCGACAATTCAGTTGTCAAACTTCCTGAATGGAGGATTCAGGTCCATGCCTACGTGCAAACTATTCCGTGTGTGCGGTGAAATAAAACGTACGCTTAGGCGTTGTGGTGCTGATCACGATATAGACGATACCTGCACCAGTGATGGGTTCTGTAGTGCGTCGATCAACAACGCCCGTAAGCTCTACCAGTACGTCAATACTGACACCGCTAAGTACGTAACGAAGTCGATACAGAAAATATTTGGTGGGGAGTTTCCTATAGATCGTTCCACCACCGTTTTGGACCTCGCGTTCAATAAGCCGCCGTTCAAGTGTCCAGAGTTGGACATCAACGTTCGTCAGCCTTGCAGTATCGCGAGCTGTGCGTTCTGGACGGCACGGGAGTGGACGCGCAACTGCATCATTTACTATATGGTAGATCAAAATCGTGAAGGACTGGATCTGAAGGACTTGACGATTCTGTTGGGTGAAGAAACCAACTCCGTCAGAAAGCGGTGGAACGCCGCCATCGCACTCAGTAGCCATCGCGGCATGGAATTGAAGGCAGAGCAGGCTAAAAAAGAAACTGAGGACCCGCCGCTGGATCAGCAACAGTCCGACGCTAACGTGTGTGCTGCGTGTGGTCAGGACGCCGGGGAAGATTCATTTATACGAAGTAGTTTTACCTACTGTAGTGACGAGTGCTTTACGGTGCGACCTCCCGTAGAGTTGCGGTTGGAGCAGGAATTCAAACTGCCGATCAAACGGATCCTTCAGGTTTGTCATTCTACGTTTTACGCCCGACGCCCCATGCGCCACGCCCTCGGTGTTTCGAACCCACAGTTAGACGCCCTGTTCTCGTCCCACCAGATCGACATTTCCTCCCTGCCTTAGATCGGCAATTCTTTCCGAAACAACCTTATTCTTTTGTAGATACACCAATGAGTTGGTGGGTTGGGTTGGCATAACCTTAACCCACCTAAAAGGTTGATCACCAGAGAGGTATACGATGACAAGTTTCAAGCAAAAGATTGCTGCAAAGCTTCAGGAAAAGATCGCAGAGCACGAGCGCACCACACGTTGTGGTCGAGTTGACCTGCGTCTTGTTGACTACGAGATGGTAGATCCGCACGTTGCTCAGTTGGCCGTAGAGTATTCTCGGGAGCGTGGCGTACCCGCACCCTCGCAGTTGAACGAGTGGGTGCTGGCGACATTTAATGGTTCCTTCCGGGTAAATCCGGGCACTGTCCGAAATCATCCTGACGCCGGTGCCATGACGCTGCACGTACAAGAGAACCAGTTGCCACTTCCCATTACCCGCAAGGCCAGCATGATTCCGGTAGGTGGCGGTACCTACATGGACGGCGAGAAGAACCAGTGGAAAATCGTCAAGGGTCCTGGCGGTGAGGACATTTTGATGCGGGCTCACGGTAGCAACGTCGAGGATTTGTTGAAGGAGCGGATCAATCGCCAGAAGAATGGTCGGTACGCCAGCGTAAAGCTTGACCAACTTCGTACCGCAGGGATCGTAGATTTGGAAGTTGGCGACACCGTCATTTACTCTGAGCCCAACGGCGGTGCTTTGCAGAAGACAGGTGTCGTCTCGGCCGTCAACGCCAAGACCGTTTCGATCAAGGGGCGCGAAGGTTCGATGGACCGTAGTTACGTCATGGACATCGTGGACAAGAACGCCGGTGCCAAATCGCAGCGGAACAAAGAGATGGTGGACTTTATGACCGAGTACTATTTCTCGGGCGACAAGTCCATGGGCAACAAGATGAAATCGAAGTAGCGGCCGATGTTTCGTTTTCGTACCGCCATATACAGGGTAGCGGGTGTGCGTGACGTCGCACGGTTGGTGGTGTCGCACCTGTGGACCTGGATCTATCGTACGGGCGTTACGAAGGAACGGCTACTTGCGTGGTTTCAAGGTTTCCTTAAATGCGACGTACCGGGCGAACGTACGGCTGACGTGTTGCCTGCAGAACTGGTCGGAACCATCGCCCGTATTATGGCAGGGTCTTCGTGGAACTGCGGGGATTTCCTAGTTGCGTTGGAGGACGCACTCGAAACTCCCCCACCCGGTTTTCGCTGGCGCGCGGACCAGTATGGTAAACACACGCTCATCAAGATCAAGTCCGACACGACCGAGAAGGCCATCGTCAGGGGCAAACGTTTTGCCGACAAGGTTTTCATTGGAATTTGGTGGAATACCAACGTACCCAGAGGTTCTATAAACCAGAAGTTGCACCGTTTAATCAAGCAGCACGACGGTGCTGTATTTTGGAACGAAAAGGCCGAGGTAGGTCGTCAGTACGGTGCTTTCATCATTACGAACAAAGGTACGGGCGAAGGCGTTGCTGGTGAATTATGTGCTTTGGCCGATCGTGTAGACGAAGAAGGTGGGGGCGAGCACCGCCTTAGCGCCATCAGTATGGACGGAATCGCGGAGCACCGCGACGTCCGTCACAGTGATCAGGTATGGATTGGGTGTATCCGATCCATCAAGTTCAACTGGAAGCATTCGCTGCCGGATCTCCTGAATGGTCGTATCGAGGAGTTCCGTGCGTCACGACAATACCAAGACCTCACAAGGTTACTCAGAGAACAATAACGCAGAGGCTACGCCTACTGCCCACAGGAGATTTCAGCAATGCCGAACATCACGATTCGAAACCTTACTGCACAAACACTTAGTGTTCCGGGTGGCGTCTATACTTCGCCGTTGGCGCCGTACGGATCTGCCACTTTCAGTGTTCGGGACACTGACGAGTTTCTGTCCATTCCGTCGGTCGCCAACTTGATTGCTGCAGGGCACTTGGGCTACGAGATGGACAGCACCGATGCACTGACGCGTCCACTACAGAGTTACACGACTGCGACGCTTCCGGCTGCTTCCAGCACGGCGGCCAACACTGTGGTGTACAACTCTACAGAGCGCAATCTTTGGATCTGCGATGGTACGTCGTGGAGCCCGATGGTTGATACGGGTGCTACGCAGATTTTGGCTGCCGCGACGATTCCAGCCAATCGCTTCGTTGGTCTCAGTACAGCGGGTCAGCTTACTTTGTCACCCGTCAGCACCGAGAGGTGGCTGGGTGTATCGACCGAGGCCATTACGGTCGCGACGACTGGTCGTGTCCAGACGTTCGGTCAGGTCGAGGTTATGCCTGCGGCCAACACGGCGGCCAACGGTGAGCTGGTGGCGGTAGCGGGCGGTTTCGCCGCGCCGTTCCAGGTGTCGGCCGTTTCGCTGACGGCCGCGACCGCTGGTGCTGACGCCAGCGATGATATTGATCAAACCAATTTAGGTGCTGGCGCCACCGTACACGTTACTTGTGGTGGCGATGAAACAGGCAATACTCTGATCGTCTATGGTGATGTGGCTGGTACCGCCACTAAGGAAACCATTACGCTGGGTGCAGCGGGTGCTTACACCAGCACCAACGCCTTTACCGAGATCTACGGACTCCGCACTACAGCAGCGGCCGTCGGTACCATCGACATTCGTGACGGTGGCTTGGTTGGTCTGTTGATCCCGCAGATCGCCGCGTTGGCGGCTGCTCGGTTCTACGGTGCTGTCGTTCCTGGTGTTTCAACCGCGTCGGTTGGGCACGTCATTTCCATCGCGGCCGGTGGTGCCAACGTCTCCAACGTCATGCTGTACGGCACCAATTTCGCGGGTGTTGAGCAGTTTGAGGTCGTGACGTTGAATGGTGCGACTGCCGTGCTGGGCACCCTGGCGTTCCGCGCCCTGACGTTCATCGGGATCGGCGCCGATGGTATCGCGTGGAACGCTGGTGTTACATCGCAGTACACAGCCGACGTACTGGCGGATTCGCGCAACGACATCAGAGCCTACTGTCTCGATACCAACACAACGGCAGGTACGACCTCGACGGTCGTGCTGCTGCCGCAGAACATCGGGATGGTGAAGGGCAAAGCACCCATCGTTTTCTGGACTGGTCGCCTTTCCCTTACGGGTGGTGGCGCGACGGAAGACGAGACCATCCCCGGTCTGTTGACCGGCGACATCATCCAGGCGACGATCCTTTCCATTACGACGCCCGCGAGCTTGTTCCTCACGGCCGCGTTCCAAGCCGCCGATACCGTACGGTTTACGTTCTCGGGCGCTCCTGGCGCCACCGTGATGCACGTGACGGTATATCGTCCGTAATATAAAAAGGTGCGGAGCAGGGTATTAAGCACCCTGCTCCGCACCCTGCTTGTTGTGGGTAGTTTACGACGTTACCCCAAGGAGATGCCCGATGCCCAACATTACGGTTCGCAACCTGACCGCAGAGAACTTGGTTCTCCCGAGCGGTCGATACAACGAAGTGGTTGGTCCTTACCAAGCTGTTTCGTTCTTCGTTCCCGATACTGACAATTTCATCAGTGCAAGCTCAGTCCAAAACCTCATCACCAAGAATGCCATTTCGGTATTGTTTGACAGCACCGATGCTTTGGATAATCCGTTTACCGGTTATGCTACGGCGTCGCTTCCGCCTGCCGCCAATACGGCATCGGGTACAGTCGTGTGGAATACCGATACTCGTCAACTTTGGATCTGCGACGGCACGTCGTGGAGTCCTATGGTAAACAGTGGCGACGCACAGTTTACCGCAGGCGCTACCGCCATTTCGGCCAACCGATTCGTTGGACTGAACACCGCGTCGCGCTTGATCACGTCGCCAGACGCTGCAGAGCGGTGGGTTGGTGTTTCAACCGAAGCAATTGCTGGTACAGCTACGGGTCGTGTCCAGACGTTCGGTCAGGTCGAGGTTATGCCCGCTGCCAACACGCTGGCCAATAACGAACTGGTCGCGGTACCAGGTGGTTTTGCCGCACCATTCCAAGCGGCCGACGTATCGCTCGGTACTGCGGTTGCTGGTGCTAACGCCAGTGATGACATCGCACAAACAAACCTTCCCGCTACCGTGCATGTGACGTGTGCTGGTAACGAGACGGGCAATACCATCGTCGTATACGGGATGGTTGGTGCTACGCTTACGAAGGAAACCATCACGCTGGGAACCGCCGGTACGTACGAAAGTACCAATACCTTCGCCGCGATCTTTGGTCTTCGTACTACGGCTGCTGCCGCTGGTGTGATCGACATTCGCGATGGCGGTTTGGTTGGCCTCTTGATTCCACAAATCGCCGGTGCCGCCGCAGCGCGTTTCTACGGCGCCATTGTACCGGACGTTTCGACCGCGTCAGTCGGCCACCAAGTATCGGTCAACGCGGGCGCTGGTCCCAATGCTTCGTGGGTCGTGATCTACGGAACAGATTATGCTGGTGTCGAACAGATTGAGCGTATTCAACTGAATGGTGCGACTCCAGTGACCGGGGCGTTGGCATTCAGGACCCATACGTTCCTGTTGATCGGTGCCGACGGTATCGCGTGGAATGCTGGCGCTACTTCCCAGTACGACATGAACGTGCTGGCGGATACGCGCAATGAGATCCGAGCCTACTGCCTCGACACCAACGCGGTGGCTGGTACGACGTCCACGGCGTTGCTGCTGCCGATGAACACAGGGCTCACACTGGGCAAGTCCCCGTCTATTTTCTGGACCGGCCGCTTGGCCGTTACGTTTGGTGCCGGTGCGACCGACACCGCCGCTATCCCTGGGTTGGCCGCGACCGACATCATTCTGGTAACGATGCTGTCGGTTACGACACCAGCGGCACTCTTTATTTCGGCGGAATGTACGGCACCTGGGGTCGTTACGTTCACGCACGACGCTGATCCTGACGCCACTGTCTACCACGTGACGGTACTGCGGCCGTAACGATAGGGGCGGGGAGGTATGGCCTCCCCGCCCGTTCTGTCAATGCTGCTGGATTACTACGCCAAGAACCTTTTGCCCGCTGTTTGGTCTTCAGACGGGACCTTGTCGCTACGGTTCCGTGCTCAACTGGACGAACAACTCAAGAGGTTTCCTGACGCGAGTCCGTATTTGATCGGTGACGCCGTCAATCACTACTGGCAGCATGATTCAGATGTCGACGTCGTGCTGATGGTAGAACCAGACATCGTAGTACCGTATCGGCAGCAAGCCAAGAACGTAAACGATTTTCATCTGGTTGATTCTGACTGTGCGTTGCGGTTTTGGATCATGCCCAACACCACGACGCCCTCGGTCTTGGCCAAGCACTTTGGTCCACTGTACTGCCTCGTCACGAGTCAGTACTTCGGTATCGTAACGCCCAACGAAACGGACCTAACGGATCCCGCGTCGTTGGTGTGCGCCATAGACTGGCAGCTCTACAAGGCTAAGTTTGACGTAGAACTATTTCCTGAAAACTGGAGGCTCGTGGCCGAAGCGTTCAGGGAAATGGGACCAGCGAACCGAACGATACTGTTAGACATGGTGCGGTACCGACTGGCGGCTGTTGATCGAAACGTCAACAAGGTGTTGACGGCACAACCGTCTGAGTATTGGCGGCGGGTTGAAGAACTTGAGAAGATCCTGATCGACACAGAAGAACTACCTGACGTGCAGACAAAACTTCCGCGTCGAGTCGTGCTGGCCATTCTGCATCGGTTCCGCTACCAAGATTTACTTGATTCTCTGATCGAGATAGACGATAGATTACGTCAGTACACGAGGCAAGCAAGCATGCAGACCGAGAAGGTAATTCGAGTTCACGGTACCGTCATGGTGGAGGGCAGTAGGACGGGGTTGCTGGAGGCGAAGCGACATCTTCGTCGTCACTACCGCTGTCACCACTATCGCGACAACGCCATGACGGTCGAGGAGGTCGCGGAACCCGAGATGGCGACGCTAACGCGCATCGCCAAGGACAACGGTCTGCACGTCACGCAGGTTCGCGGTACCCACGAGGTTCACCTCGCGACCGACGAGCCAACCAAGAAGATGGTAAAGCTGGACCTGTTGGCTGGTAGCTGGTACCGGACCAATCAAGAATCGTTTCCCTTGGTGCACGTGACACAGGTGTGGAATCAGATGTCACCCGAAGGCGAGGAAATGTGGCTGTTCGACGTTGACCTCGTGGCCAGCGGGACGCTGCCGATGCCCGCCACCATGACGGCTGAGCAATTGTCGGAGTACAAACCCAAGCCCGCGACCGTCGAGGACTTCGACGCCCTAGACATTGCGCCGCCCGCTGGCTTCTCTCCTTCACCTCATTCTATTCCAGAGCCCGAGGATAATCCAGCGGAGCAAAAGGTCGCGGGTGTATCGTTGCCACAGGCCCAACTCGCGTGTCTTGCGTTGAAGAAGCGGTTGGGTTATCGTGTTCGCAACGCCACGACAGAGCGGCTGCCCGCCGGCGGTTTCTGCATCGTGGCGGACGTTTGTGGACAAGGCGAGGATCCGATCGAAATCGTCGGCACGACTGTACGGTACCGCTAGGCTAAGGAAAACGAAAATGTCGTACTGGATGGACTTCCCTTCTCAGATCGTGAGTTCCCTGCTCGGACTGGGCGATGAGTTTATCGCGGAGGAAGGCGTCATACCGGACGATATCCCGGCTGAAATGCACGAGGCTTTCGTCGATTACTTGATCGACCACGCGGGCGACGCTGAATACCAGGCAAGGTTATTTTTAGACTATACCCGTACGGCTGCCAAGAAGTGGCTGGATGGTTTTCTACGAAAGAATCGAATCGATCCACAAGACCACGAATACAAGCTTTGGTATCAAAATATTCCCGACGAGATGGCACACGAGGAAGCGTTTGGTTTGATCGGCGGTATGCCTGAGTACAACGAATTGGACCTGAACTACATTCCTGCCATGCTGCAGGATACGGGCGTTCAGGCGGACGAGCGCGCCGTGCAGGACGAGTTGATCCGGGCGGTACAGACGGTAGACGAGACACCCGTACAAGAAGCCGTCAGGGAATTGTGGGACGAAGCAAAAGAAAACGTCAGAGATGAATCAGATCCCAGGTACTGGAAAGAGGCCGATTGGATCGAGGCCATGAGCCAAAACGGTTGCATCGTGGTCAGGACGGTTGACGACACGTACGATGTCTACGTCGAGGGGCAGTTCTTTGACTCGCACGACACCGAAGCCGAAGCCATGCAGACCGTCGCGTGGATGCAAGAGGTGGGCTGGCACCAGATGGGCAAGACGTCCTTCGTGATGGACGTTTTCGTCTACGACGAAGTCACGCGAGAGGTAGAGGAACAATCGACGGGAGAAACCGCCGTGGTAAATTGGCGACCTAAACCGCTGGCACCAGATCCGCGCCAAACTACGTTGCCGCTCGAATCCCACGCGCCCGCACGCGCCCGCTAAAATCCAGCCCACAATTTAGTTGTAAAACTACCATGCGGTCACGTGACCGCCGAGGAGAACAATGCTAAGGATTCTGATCATTTTGTTTTGTTTGGCGATGCCGTCCATCGCACGAGCCGAGCGTCTGGCCGTGTCGGACGGTACCGCCAACATCGAGGCACCAGAAGAACTGCTACGCGGTTTTCTGGCCCAAGCAAACCAAAACGACGACGCCGAGGAGGTAAAGCGGCTGGTCGTCGCCGTCAGGTCAATCGAGGACAAGTGGAGTCGCATGACGGATCAGTACCGTGAACGGATCGCCCGTGCCGCCATCAAGGCGTCGAAGGCCACGGGCGTGGACGCCACATTACTGATTGCGGTGGCACGGCAGGAAAGTGATTTCCGAGGGCTCCAGTCGATCCATCCCCGTTGTCGTGATCCGCGCTATAGCGTATGTCAGGCGGATTGTGGTATCACACAGCACCACATCCAGGGCAACAGGCACTGGGTTTTGAAACGGTGCCGTCAATTGGCACAGGATTTTGACGAGAGCTTTTTACTCTCGGCCAAAGAGATCCGACACCATATTGATTGGTGTGGCAAAAACGCGAAGTGGCAGCAGCCCTTGCAACGGTGCGTACTGGCTCGCTACAACGCGGGTCCCGCGTACCCGACGCCTGTACGGTGCGACCAACGATACGGCGGCTGCAAGGAAACCTGCCTCGTGGTCGACTGGACCGATCCAAACCTAGAGCGAAAACAACTGCGCTATAGCCTCCGGCAAACGTGCCTGAACCGTTGCTACGTGGCGCAGCGTAAATGTCGCGCCAGAGCAAATTATTGGATCGGCGTCATGTGTTTTGATCATGGTGCACGTCGTGGTCTGAAGGCCACGAGGTCGTGCCGCTACGTCTGGAGCCTTGCGTCTATTCCTGCCCAGTACCCAGCGTCTGAATCTTCCGCTTCGCCGTCCGCGACAAAATAATTCCACTTGACGTTCAGGTCGTTGCCTATTAAACTGGGGACTGGAGGGCTTTGCCCCAAAATGCCTTCTTGCCCCATAATTCCGACGCCTGCCTCAAAATAACCGCAAGCCGCCGAAATTACACGTCGCCAAGCACCGACGAGATTGGTGGTAAAACCTCAACACCACCATTAAGAAGCGAGCAGCATCATGACGAACACTTGGGCCGAAGCACGCTACCTGAAGATCCGGGACCTCGTTTACACCCAACGCCGCGACGCGCGCTTTAGCGTCGAGTACAACAGTGAGCAGGCCACGCGAATCGAAAAGAAAATCCGATGGACATCGGTCTTGGCCAGCACCACGGCGGTCCTGACGGCAGCCCTTCTGCTATGGATCCCCAAGGTCGAGACCATGGCCATCGTGCTGGCTGGCCTATCTATCGTCAGTCCGGTGGTCGGGACGTTTGTCTGGGGTCTTAAGTGGCGCGAGCGATTCGCTGGATTTCAGAAGGCGCAGGATTGGGCAGGCTTCCTAGAGCTTCGGTTCGATGGTTTGTTCTGCCGCCTCGAAACCAGACCACAAAACCTGGACCTTGACACCATCGAGCACGAGATGGAAAACTTGAAGCAATGCTGGCAAATCGTCTCGGCCGCAGAGCCACAGGATCCTCGCGACGACGCGTTGGTAGAAGTTTGTGAAGCACGCGCCAACGACGCTTACGAGTCAGAAGACGATGACAAAAATCCCGCCGAAGAAGCCGAGCAAGCCGTCTGAACGTAGCGGGCGAGTTCGCCCCAACAAACCTGCGAAGAAACCTCCCAAGCCAACGGTTCCCTCCAGCAGCACCGGCACAAACGGACAGGGGTAACCCACCGTTTGGTACCCATGACTCCGCTTGCATAAAGCCAGCGCGATAAGAAAGTAGACTTATTGGGCAGGACGACGGCGACGAGGGGAAGGCGGTGGTTGAGGTTCAGGCCAAGGAGCAGGCGGATAAGTACTGGGCGGGGAGCCAGGAGGACGTGAGCCACCCTCACGAGGCTTCGGCGGCTTGGGTTTGCGGGGTGTTGCCATCAAGGGTCTCCGTGATGATGTCGGTCGGACCAAGCGACGCCACGATCTCACTCTGGAACCGTTCCAGCAGTGCACGGTCCTGACGATACTCCGCAACCAGTTCTGAGACAAGCCTACTACGAATGTTCAGCCCATCAGTCTCTCGGACAATGACGGCGTAGTCTTCAACGTCAGATCCAGTCCTACTCCACAGAATTCTCCATTCAGCTTCAACACTTGAGTTAACTGCTGCTGCCTTGCTGAACATCATGCTCGTGGTTTGGAAGCCAAATTGCGACGCTACGATGCTGATGACGGCAGCTAGTGCGGCGGCAATTCCAGTAGCCCAGGGCGTAGTCTCGCCTATCACGGTACAAACAGCGGCAGCAGACAAAACCAACGCAATGCACGCAAGCAAGCGATATAAAAACGTATTTCTTGAAGCTTCGTGTTGGTAGAACCGCTGTGCCAACCGCGCATTCAGCCAACCGTGCAAGACTGTACGACGAACATAACGGCGGAATTCCTCAGTGTCTTCGTTCTGCATATACTGTTTCTCCTGTTACTAAAGAATAACGATATTCACCAAATAGTAATACCGGGTTCGTCGTCATAACGATTAATTTCGCTTCCTCTTCGGCTTCAATATTTTGGTTGGAATCTTTATTTCAGTAGGGTCGGCGTCGAGATAACGAAACTCAGACGTGCCGTCCCCGTGTATCAAGAGCTTGAACGGCCGCGTCTGCGACCACACCTTGTGACGAACAACTGCTTTGGAAATCAACGACGCGATTTTATCTCGGTCTACTTTGGCGTGTTGTGGCACCCCAATGATGCCAAACTCGTGTTTTCTGGCCAGCGGAACAAAGTCGTCGTAATTCTCTGTGATGAAAATACTGTTGGACAAATGTTCCGCTGCCAGCTTATCGTCTGGCTTTTTCGCATATTGCAGCATCTCGGGAACAATGACTCGGAAATTCTGGTCTTCGAGCGGCTTCTTTAGATCGTTTATGTTTTGATCTAGCATCACCTTGCCTCTGGCCATCCCCGACACCAACGTGAGGTCGGGCAAAATGACAAAATCTTGCTTTCCTAAACGCGCACCAAGAGCACGCTCCAGTTCCGTGGCCAGATCACCTTGCTGGTTCTTCAGTCGCCCGATCCAGTCCACAACTTCGGCAAGCGACGAAAACAAAACCAAGTTTTGCCGTAACTCAGAATTGATCTGCTGGTCCGAGATTGGGCAGTCCCATGAGGTAAACGCGTAGACATCACGGTGGTGAAACAATACTGCGCCAGTAATCTGACCAGCATGCTGTTCGACCTCGTACCACAGGGACTGGAAATCAGGCCACAGCCTCGACATGATGCTGTAGATGTGTTTCATTCTACTAGGCCCAGGGCGGTAATTAGTTTCCTTGGAATAACGTGGACGTTTCGTCGGCAGTCTAGGACCGTCGATAAACTCATGCGGATCCTGGTCGCGCCAAACAGTAGCGTAGCGGTGTTCGGCCCAACCTTGAGGGTGTAGTGGAGGAGGTTCCCCCATAAACCACGTAACGCTGGAGTACCGCCAACGACGTCCTCGGTGCTCAGACCATGAGGTCCAGCACGCACGGAAATTTGTTTCTAGTTTTGTGTATTGTCGGACAATTTGCCCATCTTGAGTCCGAAGCTCATAGATACTGTTTTGATCAGCATATATAAAAGTGGATTGTATTTTGTTGTCGTGAAACTGGCCGCTTGCCCAATACGCTGCGTCATCTAGTTTTGCGTCAGGGACAAATAGACTGTACTCGTCCATCTCCTGACCGACATTAGGCTCCTCAGTCTCGACCCAATGTCCTTTTATCTCGACGAAGCCATACCCCATCCCGAGAACCGTTTCCTTCAGTTTGATGTGCCGAGCAATATTCTCAGGATCTCCTGGGAAGTACGCCGACACCACCGCAAAGTCTCTGGTTTGGTAGTGCTGCCATACCCTAGTCAAGCTGAAGGCGTAACGAGTCTGCATTGGTCTTCCTCTAGGGCGGGCGAGTCCTCGCCGCCACTTCCTTCCTCGCGATCTGAAGTAGTCGCTCCAACACCCAAGCCGAAACCGTAATGCCCGCCAAATTGGCGGCGGTGTCGATCAGTTCCTTCTGTTGATCTGACACCCGTACCCGCAGAAACTTTTCTTTTCTTTTTTCCGCAGACTTACGACGCTGGATTGGTTTCGTATCCATGGACATAATGTACCCCGAAAAAACTACGCTGTCAACCACATTTTGCTTGACAATGTGGGCCTATTGGGGTACAACAGAATCAAGAGAGCACCAACATGGCCAACACGAATTCCCTGCCGTCCGACACCGTGGTCACCGAGTTCCAGCCCCTCACGACCACCCGAGAGGAGCGGGGACGCCAGATCGCGGCACAGGGGGCCTTGCCCCAAAATGTCCTCCTGCCCCAAAATTCTGTCGCCTGCCTCAAAATAGATTAGACGTGAAACATGACTGCAGTCAACGTCTTGTAATGTCAATACATTCCTGGTTATGCACGATATTTATTGGGATACCTGACAACGCAGCGACATGTCGCGTGCAAAGAAATATTTGCACGAGACAACTTTCGAACTTGACGACGCCATTGGTCCACCTTACCGTTAGAACTACGGTAATGAGGTTGCCAATGTCCAATCCACACGACTTGATCAAAATGCTGGCTGAAGAGATCCTTACACGAGAAGGTGAACTGAATCACCTTCGAGAGACCTACAAGATTTTGGTCGCGAAGATTCCAGTGACACCACCAGCACCTAAGCAAGATGCCGACCAGAAACAGCCTTGGACTGAAGCTGCCACGACATTAGTGCACGCGGCGTCGTCTCCTTTCACGAGAAATGGTTTGCAGGAGCAACTTGAGAAGCAAGGCTATGATGTTGATCCACTAAACGTGTCGTCATGGTTATCTCGTGCAGCAAAGCGTGGCCTCGTCCAGAAAGTTGGCGCCAAATTGTGGGAGACAATCAGGGAGGAGAACGAATAATCAACACTTAACAAGCGAAACCCCCGCTGCTGCAAACAACGGGGGTCTCTAGAAAATCGGGGATGGCAGGGTCGCAGGTCTGGCCTTTAAATCCGTGACCTTCGGGTTCGACTCCCGACATCTCCACCATATCGGGCGTGTGGCGAAACTGGTAAACGCACCGGATCTGCAATCCGGCTGGGTAGCACCAATGCGGGTTCAAGTCCCGCCGCGCCCAATTCTTTAGCTTTTTTCCTGTCTACATCACCTCGATGAAACATCATCAACCTAGCACGACACGGCCGAAAGTCAATGGTTTTCTCATGTATACGCCAAGTTACGAGAATCGCTTTCTAATTCGGCACTTCCTCCCGAGCGGTGCGGAGTAAGCGTTCCACCGCCCAGGCCGACAAGGTGATCCCGGCCTGGTTGGCAGCCCTCTGCATCACGTCCTTCTGTTCCTCCGAGACCCGCACCCGCAGGTACTCAGTTTTCCTAATGTTTTCTGGCTTTCGCCGCTTCTTCTCTTGGTTCGTCATGCCGCTAGTGTATCCCAACAAAACCACAAGTCAACCACATTACGACTTGACAGTGTGGGCCTAATGGGGTACAACAGAATCAAGAGAGCACCAACATGGAACATGCACTTCAGTCCGACACCATGGTCACCGAGTTCCAGCCCCTCACGACCACCCGAGAGGAGCGGGGACGCCAGATCGCGGCACAGGGGGGCATCCGGAAGGTTGGGGCCAAGTACGTGGTGCCGTCCCAGACGCCCGGTGGTGTGGCCTCCACGTACGTCGTGGACCTGGTGGACGAGACCTGTACGTGCCCCGACTACGAGCTACGGTGCCTGCGCTGCAAGCACCAGGAGGCGGTCTGGTTCTGGCTCGCGTGGGAGGGGACCGTGAACCCCACGGAGGCGCCCAAGGAGCCCACCAAGCGCAAGGCGTACCCACAGAACTGGCCCGCCTACAACGCCGCCCAGACGACCGAGAAGGCCCGTGTGGCCCTACTGCTGAAGTCGCTGTGTGAGGGCATTGAGGAGCCCCAGCGCAAGCCCGGCGCCGGACGTCCACCCCTACGGCTCCGCGACAAGGTCTTCTCGGCCGTCATGAAGATCTACACCACGATGTCGGGGCGCCGGGCCTCCACGGACATTCGTGACTGTGCTGAGCGGGGCCTGCTGGACAAGGCGCCGCACTACAACTCCATTTTCCGGACTCTGGAGCATGATGACACCACCAAGATCCTGACGAGGCTGATTGAGGAGAGCGCCGCGCCCCTGGCCGAAGTCGAGAACGTCGCGGGACAGTTCGCTCAGGATTCAACCGGGTTCTCCACCGTGACTTATGATCGCTGGTTCGATCAGAAACACGGGAAGCTCAAGGCCAAGCACGCGTGGGTCAAGCTGCACGTCATGATCGGCACCGCCACGAACGTCGTGACGAGCGCCAAGGTATCTGCTGAAGGCGATTGCCCCGTGCTGCCCGAGCTACTCAACAAGACGGTGCGGAAATTCAACGTCAAGGAAGTGTCGGCCGACAAGGCGTACCTCTCCAAGAAGAATCTCGCGGCCATCGAGGCCGTGGGGGCCGTGCCGTTCATCCCGTTCAAGTCCAACAGCCTGGCGATCAGCAGTTCGCCACACTGGCGTCGCATGTGGGCGCATTTCTCTCTGCGGAGCGAGGATTTCCTTTCCCACTACCATCGCCGCAGCAACGTCGAGACCACCATGTGGATGATCAAGTCCAAGTTCGGCAGCGCCGTCCGATCAAAATCCCAGACCGCTCAGGTCAACGAAGTGCTGTGCAAGGTGCTGTGCCACAACCTCGCGTGCATCGTCCACGCCATCACGGAGTTTGGGATCGACGCCGATGCTCCGGTGCCCGCGTCGGTCGAGTTTTCGAGGTAACGATGTCGGACCTCACGAAAGAAGAGCAACAGCGAGTTCGCGCCACGCTCCATTACCTTCGACGGGAAACTGGAGGATGGATCCCGTTGGCGGCGGCGCTGCACTACGGCCCGGACTCCCTGGAAAAGATCGCGAACGCTCGCGGTCGCGCCGTTACCCCGACGTTGGCGTTTCGCGTCGCGCGCCTGGCCGACACGCCCATCGATGACCTGCTGGGTGGTCGCTACCGTGCTGGCGCTTGTCCGCACTGCGGCTACTTGCCCGATCTGGAGGACGATCCCACTGCCGCCGAGGACGCTGCACCCGTGGTGGTGAAGGACGCATCGTGCCCTACGCTGCGGCTGGTTGAGTAAACCACCTGAGTCTTTGTCCACGAGTAGATGCTGGGATCCTGGGCGGGTCTCTGGACGGCGAGGCAAACGCTGGGACCGCGTTGCCACAAGTAGCGTAAATAGGTTAATATTTATTAGGTTAGGGGTGATTTGCCCACCATTTTTAATCGCTTGAGAATTTGTGATTTTTGTGCTGTTATCAGCCTGTTGCTAAATCGGCAATCAGCAGGTGTGATATGAACAAAGCACAAAACCAATTTCTATGCCCTCCACATTATTTCTTTGCTGGTTTATTATTTTTATTTACGTGTTGTGGTCCGTCCAGTGATGTGGACACAAACGAAAACACCAACGAGAACAATCTTAATAATAACTCATCTGCTGATTGCATAAATATCGATCGCGTCACACATAGTGTGTATTCACCTGCGGCGGTCCGTGTCATATTTCGTGTGCTTGATTGTGATGGTTACCCAGTTCGTCAACTAACTGCGGCAGACGTTACAGTTATCAATGACGAAAAAGGAGAACCATTTGGATCTGGTGGGGAAGGCGGCAGTGCATCAGCTCCCACCAATCCCGAGAATTTTGAATTCTATTCTGTTTTAGCATTAGACATGTCGGACTCGATTGTGAACGGCGGTGCGGTAGATAATATGATCAGTGGTGCCGAAGCATTCGTGCAAAAGTTAGTTGTCGAAGCACCTGATGCACAACGGCATCGTGTCGCCATCGTAATATTTGGAAGGACAGATGCGATTCAAACGATTCTAGGCTTTACCGATGATGCGCAAGTATTATTTGCTACGCTAGACAATCTCCGCACGTCTCAGAGCCTCGGAACGACCAATCTGTACGGCGCGTACATATATGCCATCGATACGGTCAAGGCAGCCGCCATAGATTACGATATGGTTGAACGGACTGTCGTCATCCTGACGGATGGAACGCATGAAGCTGGGGATGAAGAGTTAATGCGGACCCAGGCGCTTAATGCAAAGACCAGTGCTGTCGAAACCGCCGGAGTCAGCATCTTCTCGATTGGGATTCGTGGTGCTTACGATGAGGAAAAACTCAGAGAACTTGCGTCAAAGGAAGAGTATTTTGTTATAGCGGATAACTCGGCAGCGTTGGTGACGGCGTTCGGATCCGTCGCCGGTAGTGTAGAAAATATCTCTCGTTCAAACTATGTAATTGGTATCTGTACACCCGTTGAGCTTGGATACCCGACCCTAACGATTAACGTCAATGTCGATGGTCGCCAAGACAGCGCACAAGTAGCCTACGCTACCGCGACACTTACGGGTGACGTTTCTGACTGTAATGCAACACTTGTTGCGAGCCCATGTCAGGGACGCTTGTGTGGTGAAGGTTATTTAGCGGGGCTATTGTGTGGGACATGTCTCGGAGCCGGAGCTTATTGTACCGATGGATTTGTGTGTGCCGACGACTGCGAGGATCTGGAATGCGGTTCGTCACCTACCATTGGAGCAAATTGTGGTACGTGCGTTGGTCTGACCGAATACTGTGATCTCAATAATCAATGCGTTGATGATTGTTTGGGAAGGTGCGGTACATCTCCTCTTGGTTTTGATTGTGGAGGATGTTCGGGATCAACGGAGTGGTGTAATTCAGCTCATCTTTGCGTCAACGATTGCGCGGGTATTGAGTGTGGATCTTCTCCCGTGATGGGCTTTGATTGCGGAGATTGCTTAGGCACAACAGAATACTGTTCTTCTTCTAATCAGTGTATAGACGACTGTTTAGGACGAGAATGTGGTTCATCTCCCATCGGAGGATTTTATTGTGGGTCCTGTCCCAACACCACGGACTGGTGTGATGCTTCAGGAAACTGCGTTGATGACTGCTTAGGACGAGTTTGTGGCAGCTCACCTCACCTGGGCGTTTCGTGTGGCCTGTGCTCTGGTGCAACAGACTGGTGCACCTCGACAGGGCAGTGTGTTGATGACTGCGCTGGTCTCGAATGCGGCTCTTCACCGAACGGGCATTTCAATTGTGGGTTATGTCTCGGAGCCACGGACTGGTGCAACACGTCAGGACAGTGCATCGATGACTGCCTGACGGTGCAGTGTGGACCATCACCGCACATAGGGGCTGACTGCGGTGACTGCGGTGCAAACGGCACGTGCGATACAAGAGGTAAATGTCTCATGACTCTCGCGACAGGACAAAATTCCCCGTGGCGAATCGCGGTAGATTCTACCAGCGTGTATTTTCTCAGCGCCGGAGCTGGTAGCGTAAGGAAAGTACCCAAAGGCGGGGGCAGTGTAACGGATTTGGCTACAGGCCAAAGTCCCTATGGCCTCGCGCTCGACACTTCTTACGTATATTGGACCAATAATAATTTTCCAACCGTCGGCACTGGATCTATTGTGAAGGTTCCGGTTGGCGGCGGCTCCCCTACGCCTGTAGCGGAAGGTCTGGGTGGTCCAACAGCAATTACGCAAGACGGGCTCTATTTATATTGGTTGGACAGGAGTACCGATACGGTCAATAAGATCAGCAAGACTGGTGGCACCATCACGATATTGTCTTCAGGGCAAAATGGGCTACAGGATATTTCGGTTTCTGGTTCCTACGTCTATTTCATCGCTGGTCCGGATATACGTCGAGTTTCAACTTCGGGCGGCACAACCGGTGATCTGGCAAACTCCGCTAATTTGCCGTGGAGCTTGGCTGCAGATTCAACGAATTTGTTTTTCGCAAACTACAACGGTGGTACTGTCTCGAAAATTCCGATAGGAGGCGGTGCCATCACGAATATCGTTTCGGGTCAAAATACTCCTTACGGAATCACGGTTGATGCTACGCAGGTATTTTGGAGTACCTCCACGGGAGGAACGATCAGTACGTCCACCAAGACCGGATCATCTCTATTAAATATCGTTACTGGTCAAACGAGCCCTACGAATATTGCTGTCGACGCAACGGATGTTTATTGGATAACGGGTTCCGGCAACGTAATGAAAGTTGGGAAGTAATTTTTTCGTACATTACTTCTCGCCGGCAGACACAAAAACCAAACTACCTAATCCTTTTCAGTCCAATCCAAGGTATCCCAGAGCGAAGCCTCCCGCCTGGCTTTTCGGAATGTAGAATTGCTTTGCCCTCGTCCTGGGTATTGAACACCTTTGCCGGAGAGAATTTCCTCTATGGTGAGAAGTTGTATTCGAGGGAATTTTCCAAACGGTGTTTTGTAAAAACCTGCTGAAGCCGCTTCCTTCCTCATGTCTGACGTTGGCGATGCGATAGATACCAGCACACCGATTTGGGCATCTTCTCGTTCCACCACCCCCCGAAGATCCCGCACCTCACTGACTTTGACACGCTGCCCGCCCTTGACCGAGAAAACGATACTCTTGGTCTTTCCTCCCTTGCCCTCATCGTGGAAGAACAGTTTGCCGTCAATTCCAGCGTCCGCTCCTTTGCGCTCGTCTCCAGCAGAGGGGCGAGCCCCGAGGAGTCCGAGTGCCCACCATTGAAACTGGTATTTGTCCTGCCGTGCCAGAGCATGGGCATCCTCTAGCGTAGTAGGCTCACCGATAACGCGATAATCTACCCGACCGGAAAACTTGTCCTTCAACCGAGTCTTCATAAGGTTGACGGCCAGGAACGTGACGTCAATACCGATCCAGCGACGCTTGAGTTTCTCTGCCACCACCACGGTGGTGCCGCACCCGCAAAACGGATCCATCACGACATCGCCTTCATCACTACTGGCCAACACGACCTTCTCCAGAAGGGCTTCTGGTTTCTGTGTTGGGTAGCCGAGCCGCTCCTTCGCCATGGCGTTGAGTGCTTGGATTTCCCAAACATCTACCGGGAGCTTTTCCTCACTCGTGGCACGAGTGGCGCTCGCCTTACCAGTACCAAGCCGTCGCAACACTTCCTCTGTGCGCTGGACCATGACACGCTCAGGGTAGAACTTGTACTTCTTGCCCTTCGAGTAGAAAAGAAGAACATCGTGTTTGCGTCCATAAAAACGCTTCCCCACACCACCGAGTGAATAATGCCATACGATTTCGTTAAGGTAATGCCTGGCACCGAAAATTGCGTCCATCAAGATTTTCAGGTAGTGGCTTGCGGTCGGGTCGCAGTGAAGATATATGGATCCAGTTGGTTTCAAGACGCGACGACACTCTACTAAGCGTGGCGCCATCATGGTCAAGTACGCCAGCATGTCGTTATGCCCAAGGAGCTTTTGAAAAGCTAAGAGCGCGTCTGCCGTCTTTCCTCCGGCCTCAACGGTCTCCTGGAAAAGTTCCGCCGCCGCCATATCCCAATGCCATGAGTCCCCAAATGCCTTAATCTGTGCCGTAGCTCCAGTGCCGTCCTGCTCCTCAAACAGCACGTTGTACGTCGCTTTGCTGTTGAACGGTGGATCTAGGTAAACCAGGTCAACCGACTCATCACGCACATGACGCCGCATTACGTCGAGGTTGTCACCATAGTACAGCATGCTGGGCTCCGGCATGGGCACGCTCCTCTCGTGAGGCTGCCCATGGTACCACAGTAAGGTTTTACCGTCAGGACTGCTCCGCAGATGCTCGCGACAAGGAAAAGACCCCAGAGTGCACCTTGGGGCAAGGGCATTGGCAGCCCGTGCAGAAAGGAGCGCAACCAGTCCTCGGAACCGCCGATAACAAAATAGGTGTTGGTCAGGATCGTCGGTAAAACACATCCAGAGACCAACAACCCGAGGTGACGAATGTTAGCCCTGCGGAAGCGTTGCGAGGATCACGAGCAGCATGGTAGACCTACGGGTCAAGGAGCAGCCGTCCTTCGGCGTCTCAGGACCATGCCGCAACTGAGCTGGAAAGAAATCAAGACCAAGGCCATCGAATTCTCCAAGAGCTGGGAGGGGGTAGAAAATGAAAGTGGCGAGAGCCAAAGTTTCTGGAACGCATTTTTCAAAATATTTGGAAAAGAACGCAGAGTAGTCGCGAGCTTCGAGGAGCCGATCAAGAATATTCGCGGCAAGTATAATCGGATCGATCTGTTCTGGCGTGGTGTCCTGTTAGTAGAGCATAAAAGCAAAGGAAAACGGCTGGACGCTGCGGCGTCACAAGCTTTCCAATATATCCAAGATCTCGCCCGAGAAGGTCGGGATGACGAGAGCCCGCGCTACATCGTGGTTTCAGACTTCGCGCGCTTTGCTATTTACGACCTCGAACGTGAAGAACAGGAAGATAGGAATCTCCCAGTTTCAGAGTTCGATCTTCAGGACCTTCACCGTCACGTCCGGGAGTTTGGATTTATTCGTGGTGAGCGGGTCGTTCGTCCCAAGCCCGAGGATCCTGCAAATCAAAAAGCCTACCAGCTTATGTGCGAACTGCACGACCAGTTGCGCGACGGTGGGTTTGAAGGTCAGGATCTAGAGAAACTCCTCGTCAGGATCCTGTTTTGTCTCTTCGCCGAGGATACGGGCATTTTTGAACCTAACGCTTTCGTCGCGTTTGTAGAAAGTAGCACCAGAAAAGACGGCGCTGACCTTGGCGCCAAGCTCAACGAGTTCTTCGAGGTCCTGAACACGCCGTCCACTCGGCGCCAGAAAAACCTGTCCGATGAACTGGCCGCCCTACCGTACGTGAACGGCCAGCTTTTTGCCGACAGGATTGGTTTTGCTTCTTTTACTCGCGCGATGCGTACCGCTTTGATCGAAGCGGCGCATTTCCACTGGGCGAGGATCTCTCCTGCGGTCTTCGGTAGCCTTTTCCAAGGCGTCATGGAGAAGGGGGAACGAAGGCAGTTAGGGGCTCACTACACCAGTGAGCGCGACATCATGCGGGTGATCGATAGCCTATTTCTACGGCGGCTGCGCGCCAAGTTTGAAACCATCAGGGAAGATCGTTCCTCGCGTCGGCTTAAGGCACTAGAGTCGTTTCAAAATTATCTCCGCTCCCTTCGGTTCCTTGACCCGGCGTGTGGTTGCGGCAACTTCCTCATCGTCGCGTACCGGGAGCTGCGCTCCCTTGAGCACGACGTTTTATTCGAGCGCCAAAGTGACAAACGAACGAGCCAGCGAGTCCTTGAGCTAAGGACGGCCGTCCAGGTCGACATTGATCAGTTCTATGGGATCGAAATTCTTGAGTGGCCTACCAAGATCGCGGAAGTCGCGATGTGGTTGATGGACCACCAGATGAACCAGGATGCGTCTGAAAAATTCGGCCAGAGCTTTGAACGCCTGCCCCTCAAGAGCAGCCCCCGGATCATCTGCGACAATGCCCTGGAGATCGATTGGAATGATTTATTGCCTGTAGAAGAATGCTCCTACATCCTGAGTAACCCACCGTTTGTCGGAAAGAAGGCACGTACAACTCAACAAACCGAGGATATGACTAGAGTGTTCTCAGGCGTTGATGGCGCTGGCGTACTAGATTATGTATGTGCATGGTACGAGACAGCCGCAAAGTACATATATGGGACTAAGACGAAGGTAGCATTTGTTTCTACCAGTTCCATAACGCAAGGTGAACAACCCGGTGTACTGTGGAAGCGCCTATTCAATAAATACAATGTCCATATTACGTTCGCACATCGCACTTTCCCGTGGGAAAGCGATGCAAAAGGAAAGGCTCACGTTCATGTAGTGATTATTGGTTTTAGTAATTTGGAATCAAATAATAAGACAATATACGAATACGATGGAGCTAATCCAGAAGCACATCCCATTCCTGCAGAGAACATAAATCCATATCTAGTTGGTGCGTCAAATGTTCTTATTAGTAAACGCTCAACGCCCCTCTTAGAAAATGTTCCTGAAATGGTCTTTGGCTCCATGCCCAATGATGGGGGGGCATTACTGCTTGATTCCGCTACCAGAAAAGAAATGCTTGATGCGGATCCTCGGGCAGCGCGTTTCATAAGAGCATTCGTTCAAGTTGATGAATTCTTGTATAATAAGAAACGATGGTGCATCTGGTTGTATAAGGAAAACCCATCGTCCTTTCGCGATATATTGCCAATCAAACAATGTATTGATCGGTGTCGCGAAGTGCGACAGAACAGTAAACGGAAGGGTACTCAAAAACTAGCTGCAACTCCCTATTTATTCGGGGAAATACGTCAGCCTGAAAGCAAGTACCTTTTGGTTCCAAGGCACACGGGAGAAAACCGCATATATATTCCCTTGGGATTCATGGAATCTGAAGTTATCTGTGGCGACGCAAATATGATGGTGCCTAATGCGTCTGTATTTGTATTTGGAATAATGTCTTCGCTGATGCACATGTCTTGGGTATCGAGTGTTTGTGGCAGATTGGAAAGTAGGTTCAGATACTCGGCCGAGATCGTATACAACAATTTCCCGTGGCCCAAAGATGTTCCGGATGAAATGAAACAGGATGTTGAGAACGCTGCACAGGCGGTTTTAGACTGCAGAGAATCGTTTTTCCCTGATGCTTGTCTGGCAGACCTCTACGACCCTCTTACGATGCCCACGGCTTTACAGAAGGCCCATCGCAAGCTAGACCGCGCGGTAGACCGCTGCTACCGCAAAAGGAAATTCAACAGCGACAGAGATCGGCTGGAACACTTGTTTTCCCTCTACGAGAAATATACATCTGGGGAATCCATCGGACCGTCGCTGTGGTCTCAGGAGTAAGGTTCAAGAGAGGCCAAGGGAACCTGGGATATAGTGAGGCTTGATAGGACGATGAAACCAAGAGTACAACGATCCATGACGATTCATTCGGTCATTGGGCGTCTGGTCACATATTTGATTGCCTTGGTTTTATCGATGCCAATATCATGCGATGAAACTAAACCTACCCAAAGCAAGCTGAAGCACAAGCCCGCAGTCAGACAGAGTGCTCCCATCGTCACTCCTATCGTACATAAGCCCAACATTAGCGAAAAGGGTTTGAAAATTCTGAAGGCAGTAATTTGGGAGGATCTAAAAAGCTACACAGTTGATTGTAACGAGACCGCAATCAAGTGGAATACCATAATGAATATCCAGGTGGAGGCCACGAGCCGTGACGTCTCGAAAGAATACCGCGACAATGAAGTATCGGCGGATGAGAAGTACAAAAGCAAGGCTGTGAGACTTTCGGGTCCCATCACCGCGATTAAGCGAGACATGAAGGGCAATGTATACGTGTCACTGAAGGGTCACGACTTCCTGCGGGAGGTACAGGCGTATCTTGGGAAGGACAGCGTAGCAAAGGCAAAAGAACTCAAACGAGGCGATGACGTCACTTTGTTCTGCATGGGTCTAGGCGTTCAATTGATGACCCCAGCGTTTGGTGGCTGCTCTTTTGGTGATGAGATTTTACAGCAAGTTTATTCATTATCCGTAAAGGTCATTGATCTCTGGTTTGAGGGCAGAGCCAAATGGAAAGGTTCTGATAATGAACTGTCGGTTCTTTTCTTCTTTTATTTTGTTGGGACAAAAATGAAAGACTCATCACCGTGCTTTAAGAAGGATCCATACAGTCCTGCTTGTGTCAAAGATATTGAGCGCAAGGCAAATGGCATAGGCAAAAATAATAAAGAACTATCGAAACTACGATCCGAATTCGCAGCTTGGCTAAAGCTACCGACGCAGTGAAGGGTTGCGTTGCGCGCCCAGTGACACGCTCGTTGCATGAATTCTGTCCGCATCGCATGAGCCAGTTTATCACGGGCGAGGGGCAGTTCAGACCGTTCCGTTCCCGCGAAGTACAAAATCACCCTAAGATACCGCCACAATGCCCGGAGCCAGATCTGGCGAAAAAATAAAGTGGACACCATTACTGAACGGCTGTACCGTACCGGGTAACTCGTCACGTTTCAGTGGCGCAGAGGTGATGCATGTCCAAAGGTAGAACGGTATCCAGACGGCCGGACGGCTCCTGGCAAAACAAGCGGAACGATGCCAACAAGGCGTCAAGCGTTCATGACACCCAGGCCGAGGCGATCAAAGCCGCGAAGGCGATGGAGAAACAGCAGGGTGGCGGGGAGGTTACGATAAAGGGACGAGACGGAAAAATCCGCAGCAAGGACACGGTCGCACCAGGGAACGATCCCCATCCTCCAAAGGGGTAGTTATCAAGGATATCAGGGATAATGAGCAGTGGATCAGATTGTGCCGATTGAAGCCAACTCGCCGATCGGACTTGCCGATCTGCATCGGCATCTGGACGGGTCACTTCGCCGCACCACGCTCGACGATCTGGCCGCGCACCTGGGCATCGCAGTGCCAGCCAACCTTGTATTTCTTCCAGGCATGGGCCTGGCCGATGCTCTCGCCTGCTTCACTCTCACCCTGTCTGTACTGCAGCAACCAGATGCTGTGAAGCGTGTGGCGGCAGATATCTGCGAAGATGCCGCTGCCGAGGGCGTCACCACGCTGGAGATCCGTTTCGCTCCCCAGCTTCACCGAGGCGCGACGCCAGCCGAAATTGTCGATGCGGCGATTGAAGGCATAGACGGCAGGGCTGGGCTGGTGCTATGCGGGCTGTACGGTGAGCCACCTACAGTGTTAACGGACCTCGTATTAGTGGCCAAGTCACGACCTGGGGTAGTAGGCATTGACCTAGCTGGTGGACCGGCCAAGGGGCACGTCTATCGCCTGCAGGACTATGTAGAACCTTTTACGATGGCACGGGATACAGGTCTTGGGCGCACCGTTCACGCCAGCGAGGGGCGTCCTCCTGGCGAAATATTTATGGCCATCAAGCTACTCCATGCAGACCGTATTGGTCATGGCACCACAGTACTGAATGATCCCGACATCGTAAATCTCGTCCTTGCCCGTGGCGTAACCCTAGAGGCCAACATCACCTCTAATTGGCACGTCGGGGCTATACCAGACTTATCGACCCATCCTCTGCCGAAATGGCTTCGACGTGGGATACGCGCGTGCGTCTGCACTGACAACACTCTGTTCTCTGCTGTTGATGCACAAGAGGAGTATCGACGAGCCAGATCTCTTCCAGGAATGAACGACGCTTTGCTGGCTCAGGCCATTGCCTACGGTCACGCAGCAGCCTTCAAAAGAAAGAGCACACCAAGGAGGAGTGAAATGGAGAATTGTGGAGACTCTATCGGAGCAAGTTGCTCGTTTTGCGGCGAGAGGCTGGACCGATCTCTGCATCGAAACATAGACGGTCGAGCAATTAAATCCTGTCCTCATTGTTCGACGATGGCAGGATATCATGTATTTTATTTCATGGAAGACTTTGGCGAAAGGGTGGTGGATGGCGAGGCTTATGACCAATCTTGGTGTTTGCCTTGCCGAAGCAAGGACAAACCCAAAGCATCGCCCGCGTGTGTTTGCTCAGCCTGATCTGAAACCAAACACTGAGGCATGGCCTGTAATTACTTCTCAAGAACGTAGTTCTCGATATGAAGAAAACAGAACGTCAATAATGCCTACGGCAACAATTGTACAAGGTAGCCAATTCATATGCATATCTAAGCTCTCTTTGAATAATGCAATAGAAATGGCAGACCATACAGCCAGGCGCCCGAGACCAGAACTAAGAACCGAGGCCCACCGTACCCTTTTGTGAACTGCGAGATTCAACTCCATGTTACCAAAGCACCTAAAATCATCCGGCAAGTATTTGGAGTAACTTTTCATATCACGTCGCTTTGATCTTACTACCAGTTTTGCTTTTGCTGCATCAGACGTTACTACGATGGTCGCCGTTTTTATTATTAGATGCCCACTGGAGCGAGAATCTATTTCGATTTCCACAAGTGGTTTCATATCATCGAGAACGTCTAGCGTGTTTGTTGACGCCACGTGTGAGTATTCACTGGAAGTTGCATCAATATGCATGTCTAGGACTAAGGATTTACTCGCTGATACGACCATATTTTTTGTTTTTGTATTGAAGACAAGTGATTTACCATCAGTGTCCTTGAAGTTCATCTTGTAGAATATGTAATAATCTAATGCAATAGATTCAGGAGTACTAAGCTTGTTATCTCTCAGCATCTTTACTGCGGCCTCAAACGAGTTTTCTGAGGCATCGTTCTCTTCAACGATTTCACTGAGATCGTTATATTGCTGATTCGCCTTTTCAAGAAGGTAGCAAACGCTAAATCGCGTATCCTGCGCATCGGTACTGCATTTGTAGTACACGGGAAGGTTTGCCTTCGCAGTATCACTGAGAAATAAAGACCTAGTGAACTGCGTACAATCATTGCATTTTAGATAACCTCCTAGACATAAAGATAACGTAACCTTTTTCGCGTCTTTATTGTGAACAGAACTCAGCAATGTTGCTTTTCTCAGCGGTACAAACCGCACGCGAGAGTCTAGCATGGTATCAATATTCTGTGTTGATATGGATTGGTCCTTATGTGGATACTGCGTACAGCAGATCCAGACTTCGGCTCCATTGAGGTTACCCTTTGCCAGACTGTCTATATCTTGGGAAACAAAGTACTCGTCTGGCGCTGAGTATTCGCAATAGAAGCCCAAAGGAAGGCTCATATACTCTTGAATTTTATTCGCAAAACTATTATAATAGAAATTCTTAAAGAGAAGAATTTTGCATTCATTGGTTGATGTCATAACGTCACCTCGTGTCTAGGTGCCACTGGATAGCCAGCTCCGAAGTCGGCCTTCAGAAGTCGATCCCACGTCTCAATGACTTGGTTCTTCTGGCCGACGATATTGATCAGTTTGGCGGCCTTCTCTAAGGCTCCGGTTCCAGAATTCATTTTCAAGCGGTCTTGCACTGTTTCGTAGCCACTCTTGTACTCTATCAGAGCGAACCGCTTGGGTGCTTCGGGGCTGATAGCTTTGACGGCGTTATAGAAGGGTTCGACGGATAATTGCTTGTTGACGTTAGATCCGAACGTCGGATAAATATCAATGCCCGATTGAACTAGCAGATCAAATGCCTGTAGGAATCCATCAAACGTGAAATCGGTCAGTGCTGTGTTGTTCAAGTAGTCGTCCTTGCTGATTCCATGAAAGCAAGGATGCAGTGCGAAGTTTTTGAACGCATCGAGGCTCTTCAAGTCGAACTGTATGTCATCCAGAAAGTTGTGATCACCTACGAAGTCTCTATATAGGGGTGCCATGTTCGTTTCGGCCCAAAGGAAAATCTTGTCGTCGAGCCCTCGTTGGCGCAGTTCCTGCAAAACCGCTAGTATCAAATCAGGTACAAGAAATGGTTCGCCACCACTAATCCTAAACAAATCAATTGGCGATGAATCTTGTTTGTTGCTCTGGTGTTCGCGTTCCTCCAAGTAGCGGTCAACAATTTCGCGCGGTTCAAGGAATTCCATGTCGTTTGAAACGCCTCTTATGTGGTCTTGTGCCAAGTAACAGTGCCAGCAATTGAAACCACAACAAGCACCAACCTGCACTAGACAGCTTTTGTTATATTGTTCCCAGGTTGGAGTGTTAAGTCTCGCCTGTGCAATAAACGGATAGTCGTACCAAGAATCGATATATCGGATGAATGGTGCATCGGGCGAACAGTGAATAGGATCTCTTCTCGATTTATTATCGTCGAGGACGTCCCACAGCCGGAATAGCTTGTCGGCGGGCTCTCCGTAGGGATGGTCCAACTTAGTAGCGGCCCCAGAACGGACCAATCCAAATTTCCCGCCGCTGACAATTTTGTTCCTGGCCGCACGGGCTGCGTCGTGAGGATTCATTCTCGCCATCTCCAGATTTTCTTTAGGTTTGTCCAGAGTAGCAAAAATGAAGGCGGGGTGCCATGCCGTTTTGCCCGAATATGGAAAATTTAAGAATATTGGTGTGCGCTCAAGAACATTACCGTCCTACTAAAGAATAACGTCCTGGCCGCTATTCCTAGGTTTTACCACGGATGTTGTCTTGTGAGGAAATCCGAGAATGTATTGACATACCGACCAGTTGCAACGCTTGCCCCATAATTCTGCCCGCTGCCCCAAAATACCCCACCACGGGGGTATTTTGGGGGCAAGGCCGGCGCAGAGGTGCTGCATGTCCAAAGGTAGAACGGTATCCAGACGGCCAGACGGTTCATGGGAAAACAAACGCAACGACTCAGACAGAGCTTCCAGTGTACACGATACACAAGCCGAAGCCGTCAAGGCCGCCAAGGCAATGGAGAAACAGCAGGGCGGTGGAGACGTTACGATAAAGGGACGAGACGGAAAAATCCGCAGCAAGGACACGGTGGCGCCAGGGAACGATCCGCATCCTCCGAAGGGATGACTCAGCTACGCCCTAATTATGCACATCGACGATGAGCCTCGTCTACTTTGAACTGCAATCGAAGAGAAAGATTCCTGTATTGGATTTGCAGAAATCAAACTCCCCGACTAGCGAAGATATTGTTGAGGAAAAGAAACCAGCATCACCTGAATTGTTAGATGTTCCAAACCGTCCACAATACTTACGCCGGGTAGGTATTAGGTGGCGAAAACATCTATCAGTAGCGGCCCTTATTCTCTCTGTTCTTGGTGTTATGATTGCCCTACGCCGGTGCTGGATATCTGTAAAAGAGGATGAGCGACGAAGAAGAGAACTGCGGGAGCGTAATGCTGTAAAGGTATTCACCCGCAGAATCGAGGCGGTCACGATCCTACCCGACGTGCATAAAGCATTGCCGAACTATACCTATAGAATAGGCATTATCGTTGATCTGGCGAATGGCTCTCAAAAACCGCTACTAATAAAACAACTAGAATATCAAGGGCTGGTAATGTTTCTTTTCAAAAGTCCATTGCTTAGTTTTGCAGGACCCGCCACGACGTCACGTAAGTTCACGATGGTCGGGGATTATGTAGTACCAGCCGGAGAGCAAAGATATCTATTGTTTGAATTAGAGGACAAACTATTCTACGCTGGCACGAAAGAGAGTCTTGCGTTATTTGAGTTCCCCGGCACGTTCCGACTGGTATATGAAAATGGGGCGACAGCATTGAAGCCCGTCGAACGAAAATATAGTGGATTGAAAGCTTCGGATTGGCAGCGGCGAGTCAAAACGATTGATAGTTATTTTAATTCTAAATTTAGATGACGAGAATGTTAAAAATGATATTGTTTTTGTGTAATATTTGTCAAAATTTATTTTGTGTAGGAAGTAAGGAGATTTGGCTCTTGTGAAACGTCACGTAGGAACGTGACCAAATTAGATGGAATACGAGAATCACAGAGTGTCGCAATAATATTTTGTGGAATGAAATGTGACAGGAAATCCAAGACTGTTATTGCGGTTGGATCATTGGTAACAGTGTCGAATCTAAGTAGTACGCCTGGGGCTATTTCTTCGCTCAAAGCGGGGTGAGGAACACCATCACTAATGTAGAGCACGTCACTTGACTGATCATACTGGAAGTCTATCATGGCTCAGAATCCTTTGACCATACCAAGAGACCTTTTACCGGCAAATTGGTGATCCAAGCAGATTTAATGTGCTTAGGCTCGGTAGATACAGTGGTCGCGACTACAATGGTCGCAGGAGCATGAAAACCTTTTGTCAACAGATGCCCCACATATTGTTCACTTGATGGATTTGTGGAATGGAGTCTTATTTCTACAGGGTTTTCTACTGCAGAGAAAATATGTTCCATTCCAATGTTTGTAATTTCTTTATGACGTTCGGCAATATGTTGCCACGCGCTCTCAGATAATGAGACACTAATACCACGTGGATCCGTACCTTGCCATAAAATTCTATTTGGCATCGTCTTGTATCAGGACCCTATTGGGGCATGAACTTAATTTTATGGGTTCGACGTCTAGCTAATTTTCCAGCTATTGGTCTTGGAAGCTCATACCAATACCATATTCCTGGTTCTGGTATCAGAGGACCAAAGAAACGCGTGGCACTTAAGGTACTAAGAAGGTGGGTTCGCCATGATGACTTGAGAGATTGGTTAATTCAGAATATTAGTAGTATAGAAGGCGAAGACAGAGTCAGCCTTCAGCAACTTCTCGACAATTTTGATGGGTACGACCGTGATTCAGCTAGGCAGCAGGTAGCTAACTTTTACTATAAGTGGATCAAAGAGTTAGAACAAATCAATGTGAGCCAAAGAATGGGATATCTGTACAAACAATTCTCAAACGCCTATGTTACAGGCACGCAATTAACACCATTCTCTAATACTAAACGACCCTCGCCTAAAGGCGAGGGGATTGGCCGCCGACTGAAGTCGGCTAAAGACCGAGCCGGCGATGCAGGCCATCTCACTCGTCGATCTTGAAATCATCGTCGTCCTGGGGTTCGGCACCCTGCAACTCGATGTACTTGGCGATCACGTCGTCCGTGACATTGCCACTCGATGCCACGAAGTACCCACGTGCCCAGAGGTGCCGACCCCAGAACTCCTTGCGCAGCGCCCGAAAGTCACGCATCAGATGATGCGAGGTCTTACCCTTGATGGCCTGCATCACTCGGCTCGGGGCAAGACTCGGTGGCACATCCAAGAGCAGGTGCACGTGGTCCGGGCTGATGTGCCCCTTCAGGATGGCTATGTCGTTGCTGCGACAAATCTCCTGTATCAGCTCCTTCAGCCGCTTTCCCACGTCGCCCCGCAAGACCGGCTTGCGGTACTTCGGGATGAACACGAAGTGGTAGTGCAGGAGGCATACCGTATGCGAGGTCCGTCGGTAGTCGCTCATCCCAGCATCGTACCGCAAGCCTCCTGAAGGCTTCGCCTAAAAGGCGAGGGATTCCACCCTCCCCGATTGGGGACATTGAGAACCAAGCAAGACAACCGCAAATAGTCGCAGAGCAGTTTATGCGGCAGTGCCTTCGCCCTTTGTAGCTTTACGCCAGTACTTCTCCACACAATAGGTTTGTAACGCTAGTGATAATCTATCGAGATTCTTCCGACTGGGAATCAAAACAGAACACTTACGTGAACTCACTCCAAGCAGCCCAACCCCCGTATCAAAGTATTCTGCCCAACGTTCCCTTTTTGCGTAGACACGGTTGGCGACATCCATAGGAAGACCAGCGTACGACTCATCAGCGAATGTGAGGTTACTTCTGGCCTGGCACAAAACCTCTTGGATGCGCAATAACTTCAACTCTATGGCCACGAGACTATCGTGGAGGGGCAACCAGCCATTAACCCGCTGATATCGTGCTTTGCCTTTTGGGACTACGAAACGTCCCTTCATTAGTTTCTCAACTTGTTGAGCAACTTTTGTTTCAGAACATATGTCGGAGTAGGGTTTGACCAGTGCTTTTAACGTTATGGATATACCTTCTTCAACATCTGGAATGCTTAGGAGAAGCCGCGTTCCAAATACTGAACCGATGGCTGTCTTCTGTTTGAGGGCGAGACGCCGTTGAACATTCTCGGGGTTGAAGCGAAGGCCAACCAAATCAACGTAACCGTGCGGAACGATAAATTCCTGTCTAACGATATGCCCGCTATCCTTCAGCCAGGCCGCAGCCACGGGAGTCATTTCGCATTCTTTGGTAAACATCTTGGATGCTCCTTGGGCTGACGGCACAAGGATCGTCGAGAAGGATGATATCTACGTACAGGTCTCGTCAAGTATCTTCCAGCCCTCACTAGAGAATAACCTTAAAAGATGAATAATTTGAATGTATTGACATCCTGCAAAAACCCGCCCTCCGGGACTGCCCCATAATTCGCCCCGCTGTCCCAAAATACCCCACCACGGGGGTATTTTGGGGGCAAGGCCGGACTGGAGGTAACGATGACCGAATACCGCCATAAAGTCGCGATGGCGAAGATCAGAACGCTTCGTAATGTCGCGGGTCATGATTGGGGCTGGTGGTCTAGCGATCACCAGTGCATGCACATCCAAACGTTAGACGAGAAAAAGGCCCGTGGCTCTAGTAAAAGCATACACGTATGGCTTGAACATCGCGGGATACGTGTTTTTGACATCAACAAAGCCGATATTAAAGAATTGGGGACAGACGTGCGTCAGCTTCAAGGTGCTGTAGAAAAAGAACGAAGCTACATTGAAGACAAGTGGACCACGTACATCATGCGTAAGGGCTGGATCCGTCCTGTGTTACACGATGGTATTGTGACCTTATTGGTCTATACGGATCACAACCAATTTCAGCGCCACGTTGACCTCAGACGCGACGTAGGGCTCATTGACGAGATTGTAGACCACCTCATTCAAAGCGACATCGGGCTGGATTTGGAAATATGCGCCTTGACGATACTACGCAAGTTGCCAGAGGATGAACAGATCCATGTATACCTACCTGAAATTCTGTGGGTAGATTCTTCCGCTGCGTAATGCTCATCGCCCGATTGACGTTCGCTAGAAAACTTGCCCACTCACCGCCTCCTTGGTATTGTTCTGCCAAGGAGGTCCTGATGCCCACCATTACGATCCGGTTTTCTCGTCTAAACCATTATTGTGTCGTCATCGCCCGCGTCGGCGGTAGGGAAATTTATCGCCGCGAAGCTCCCGTACACCTTCTGGATCGCCGCGAAGCCCTGGATGACGCGAAAAATGCCGCGTTCGTGTGGATGTGGTGTAATTTTTCTTCAATGATTTCATAATTTTAGGTTTTTCGTTCACGAGCATGTATTGACATTCACCCCGTGATTCTGTATAAAGGAATCATGGAAACGAAAAACTACCAGAATCACCCCACGGTCCGTGCCTTCGGGCTCCGGACATTCATTTCCAAATACGACAACCAGCGGTGCTGCATTAGTGGCACCGCTGTTCAGGTTGGCGAGCCCATTGCCAACATCGTTCCGATTCTGGACCGGCTCCAAGCCTTCGGGCTGGTCAAGACCAAGAGTTTCAAGTACGCGGCGGTGGCAAATCTGCCGCTGGCAGCTTCGGCCGAAGAGGTCACGGTCCTCAAAGACGTGGCCGACCGTATGGTCGCCGCCACGGACCCCGAGTGGCCCCTCGACAACATCGGGTGTTCGCGCTCTACCTACGGCCCCGTGGCCTCGTGGGTCGCGAGTGGCTACAACCCGTTCGGTGCCACGCGTGCTGCGAGGTACCTCCAGATGCACCTCGGCACCCAGATCGAAAAGGAAAGTGTTGAGGGGCAAACCATCCTGACGGTGGCAAACCGTAAGTGGAATGGTCAGGGCAGTAACGACACGACGGCGAACACCAGCACGGACACCGACAGCAAGCCCGCCGAAAAACCCGTGGTGGAAAAAGCGCCCGCAGCACCCACGACGAAGATTGGGGACCGCCCCGTCAAGATCGCGGCGACCAGGCGGCAGGGCGAGATTTTGATCGCGGCCAACGGCGAGGGCCTGAAGCTGTTCCTCGACCCGCCGTGGACCACCCCGGCCCACGCCGTCATCAAGGACGCGATCAAGGCGCAGGGCGCCAGGTGGGACCCCGAGCCCAAGTGCTGGCGCATCGGGGTTTCGGCCCTGATGCTCCACCTCGACCTCCTGGATGGACAGCCGCTGACCGTGACGCCCGAGGCGTACAAACTCCTGCAGGACGCCCTCGGATGTCAGCGGTCGTCAAACGCTGTGGACACGACCGACACTGTGAAGCAACGGATTGATGCTGTGCTGCCTGACGGCAAGCGTCTCTATCCCTTCCAGTATGTCGCGGTGGAATTCGTAGAGAAGGCAGGTGGTCGCGCTCTGCTGGCCGAGGAGATGGGTTTGGGTAAATCAATCGAGACGCTCGGCTACCTGGCGCTCCACCCCGAGCTTCGCCCCGCCGTCCTGGTGGTGCCGGCCGTCGTGACGAGCAACTGGCGCCGTGAGGCCAATACCTGGCGCCCGACCGAAACGGTACAGGTGCTCAAGACCGGCAAGGACACGATCAATCCCGACGCGACCATCCTGGTCGTTACGTACGATCTGCTGAAAAAGCACATCGACGCCATCAAGGCTCTGAACCCCAAGGCCGTGGTGGGTGACGAAGTACATCTGGTGAAAAACTACAAGACCGCCAGAGCGGCGTCGTTCTGTAGCCTCGCGAAGCACCCGAGCGTCAAGGCGATGATCGGGCTGTCGGGCACGCCGATCGTGAACCGGCCGGTCGAGTTCTTCACGTTTCTGCACCTCCTGCGCCCCTCCGATTTCGGATCGTGGCGTCGTTTCACCGAACGCTACTGCGACGGTCACGAGGAGAACGTGGCGCGGGGTAAGTGGGTGTACGTCGCGAAGGGCGCGACCAATACGGACGAGTTGAACCAGCGGCTCCGCAGCTTCATGATCCGCCGGACCAAGGAGCAGGTCTTGACGGAGCTGCCGCCCAAAACCCGCACCATCACGGACGTCGAGATGACGCCGGCGGAACGGCGAGAGTATCGTGGTATCGAGGGTGAGAACGCCCTCGCCACCATCACGGCGCAGCGGCAGTTTGTCGGGCGCGTGAAGGTGCGGGCCGCGATCGAGTGGATCGAGCAGTACGCCGACACCAACACGCCGCTGCTGGTTTTCGCCCATCACCACGACGTGTTGGACGCCCTGCAGGAAGGCTGCAGAACCCTCGGTGTGCGGTTCGGGCGGATCGACGGTAGCGTGTCGCAGGAGCAGCGTGGGCGCCTGGTGGACGATTTCCAGGCGGGCAAAACCGACGTCATGCTGCTCTCGACCAAGGCGGCGGGTGTCGGCATCACGCTGACGAGGGCCAGCAACGTGTTGGTGGTTGAACGCCAGTTTACTCCAGGTGATGAAGTGCAGGCTGAGGATAGGTGCCATCGTATCGGTCAGGCTTCGGCCGTAACGATCAGATACCTGATGGTCAACGATACGGTCGACGCAGACATGGCAGAATTGATTGAGTCCAAGCGGCTGGTTCTGGACGCTGTGCTGAACGGTACGGCAGCACCGCAGGACCTTGACATCCGGGCCGAGCTGGTGGCCCGGATGGAACAACGAAACGCGAAGTAACGAAAAGGAGTTACCACGATGGAAATCATCAAAGCAAAACCGATGGATCGTGCGGCCGTGCAACAATATGTTCCTGCCGACTTGGTGCCAGGTGATTGGGATTACGCTGCGTTGGCCAAGGGCCCGTACCAGCGAGCACTGCTGCGGGGCTCGGCGGCGTGGAGTGGTGCGGGGCTACAGGGCAAGGCCAAGCGATACAGTGCGCAGTACCACGAGTCCCGTGGTAATTTGCTCTCGCGCCTGAACCTCGATCCTAGGGCACAGGACATCACCGTCACCACTATGCTGGTTCTGACCAGGACGACGCAATACCGTCTCAGCACCACCAGCAAGGTACACCGCTGGACCCGTCGCCTCGTCGCCATCAAGGGCCAGGAAATCGAACTCCTGGCCTAGACTCCACACAAAACTGAATTGGGGGCAAAATAGGCTGAAATAGCCTATTTCTATTTAGACGTTAATCTTTAGTAGGACGAAACCCGATTTCGAGTGGAGACCATTATGCTGCGTTACGCCGAACTTGACTCACTGATCTATCTGCTGCAAGAACTTCAGGACCGCGTCAGTCTTGAGGTGCCGGCCGCGTTCTTCAAAGAGGAGAGTATTCGCGAGGCCACGGATCAAAACGTCGCCAAGTATTCGATCGTGTACTACGACACCGCCAACAACGAACCCGACGGTGACGAACTAGACGTCGAGCCTATCGTAGATCGGTTGGCCAAGGACGTGATGGAAACGTACGCCGTCGACTACGACGTCGATCACGTTGGTCGCAGCCGAAATTCCCACGAGACCGTCGTGACGGTCCGGTGGGACGACCAGCGCCAAGCGCACTTCCGCAAAGCCGACGTCGGCCCCACCGCCGCATTGCCCGTCACCATCTACGTCGGTCAAGACGTCTACAACCTCACGACTGATGGTCAAACCTACGCAATACTGAAGAACGGGGAACCGGTGGTCCAGGCGGCCCCCAGTCCAGCGTATGCGTTGGGCGCAATGTTGGGGGTCCTGCAGGCCGCGTTACCTGACGTCGAGACATCTGAATCCATGCCGCCGAGTCCACCGACTGACTTCCTCGCGGGCCTCGCGATGCACATCGTCGAGACGCCTGGTATTTCGGACGAAGCCAAGGAACATTTCGTGCAGTTCTTTGAACTCGTGACACTTCACGATTTTGAGGCACAGCGAGACGATGTCTAAACTACAGTACCGATTGTTCGGAAGGGGTCCTGATGTTCGCTTCAGCCTACAACACGATAAAAGAAATCCTGGCTATCGTGGGGGGCGTCGGTGCTGTGATGGGGACGATATTTGGTATTTGGTTTGCGTTGAAGAGACGCAAAGAGAACGAAAAGAAAGAGCAGCAGCAGGACGAACACGCAACCAAGGCACAATTAAACGGCGTGACCAGCAAGACGGAACGTCTGTGTGCTGACGTGCAGGAGTTCCGCAACGCCATCAAGACGTTGACGACCGAGGTGCACGACATACAAGTACGGTGCAGTATGCACCAACAGTCGCGGGACGTAGATGAAGCCAAGCACGACATCAAAGCCCTGATGGCCAGGTTAGACAAAATATCAGACGACCTTCGTGTTTCTTACGTGCAGACTACCGTGCACTACAATGATCTGTCCGTACTGGACGGTACGATCGATGCCCTCAGACAACAGGTAGACGGTGTCTACCGCAACATGTTGGCCATCTACAAAAAGAGATAACCCTCATGCAAAACGAGCGTGAAGAACTATTCCCCACACCACAGCTTGACGCAGTTGACGACGATGATTCTTGTGGTGTTGACGTACAGTACGACGGGGAATTCAGATCCATCACGGGCGTGATTCAATTATATGATCTGGACGGTGAGATCGTTCGTGCCAAACTCCTGCGGTCCTTACGCGAGGCCATCAAGTCGGCGAAAGCAACGAGACTGCTGGCACGGAAGTTGGCGATAAAGGAAGGCGTAGAGCCGCAGTAGCCACGATGGTTGTCGTACGTAATTCAAATCAACGGGCAGAAGAGCCCGATCCCGCGGACCTTGTCCGCAAGGCCATCGCGGCAGACCTCGATCCGTCGGTTTTTACCGAGCAGCAGTTTGACGTCGCGAACAATTCGATCGAGTGGTGCACGAGCCACCTGTACCTGAACGCGTCGGATCCTCTGTACCCGCGTCAGTTGCAAATGCTGGCGCGGTTCTTTGAGGACGCTTGCTACTTCTGCTCTGACGTCGACTACTACTACAACGTGCCGGTGGACGACAGCGTCCAGAATTTCCACGACCGCATCGTGCTGCTGGAACACGGCGTGTGTCCTCGGTGCAAACGAAACCGTACCGAGATCCTGACGGACTGGCAACGCGATGCTCGCTACGCCAAATACTACGCGTGGGATGAGTCCGTAACGTTACGGCCCGCCCCACCCAACGAGTTCAACGGAATTTGGGGACAGCGGGCAAGCAAGAGTTTTTCGGTCGCGACGTTTTTCTGGCCCTACATTCTGCACAGGTACTTAGCGATCCCCAGCATCACGAACTACTTCCAACTCGCTTCCAATACCGTGTTGGAAGCCGCGTTCGTCGCACCCATAAAAGATCAGATCAATACGTACATGTGGACGCCATTCAAGCACGCATTTGACGCGTCGCCGTGGTTTCGCCAGTACGTCGATCACTTGAAAGCAGAAGAGAAACGTCTCGGCGTCGAGATGTACATGCGGCAGCAAACCTACATTGGGTTTCCTGCCAAACGCATGGTCCTGACCATGAAGGCGGCGAACTCCGGCACACTTCGTGGAGGTACGCGATTTTTCGCGACGCTTGATGAATGGGGACATTTTAATGTCACGGAGGACGGCAAACAACGGACCGGCGTAAAAGACGGCACCGAAGTTTTCGTGTCGATGAACCGTTCGCTTCGTACCGTCAGAACCAGGGCGAATAAACGTCGACGACAGTACGGTGATTACGACGCGCTCGACGGCTACATGTTTTGCATCAGCAGCCCCAGCAGCATCAGTGATCCGATTGAACTGCGGGCCGCACTGGCGAACAAGAGTCCCAGGATGATGCATACGCGTTATGCAACCTGGGAGGTCAATCCAAATGAAGATGAGGAAACTCTTGTAGAAGAAGAAGGGGCCGACCTGATCAAGTTCAACCGCGACTATCGAGCCCAGCCGCCACGTGCAGCGTCGCATTTTATTGAACCAGGTGCATACCTGAAGGAACTGGTGGACCACGAGCTTACGAAGCGTCCGCTCCTTCAGTACGAAATCAAAGCCGTGGCCGACAAGGAAACGGGCGTCACGTTACTGCGACCTGTGTTGGGGCGCAAGGCGGCGGACAAATCGACGCCTCGGTGTCTTGCGGTAGACAACGGTGAGAAGAACAACTCGTTCGCCTTGTGTCTCGCGTCCTACTACCCGGAACACGACGGCGTGTTGTTGGAAGAGTTCTTGGAGGTCGCGCCTTACAAACACCACCAGGTGGATCTCCAGTGGTGTTACGACGAATTGATCGTGCCGATCATCCGGACGTTCAACATTCAGCACGTCGTGTACGATCGGTGGGAGTCTAGTTACGCGGTGCGGGATCTCCGCACCAACTATCGCGTCGATGCTAGTCAATGCACGTTGCGGTGGAAAGACTTCGAGGACTACCGCAACGACATAAAGGCAAGTCGTATTTGGTTCCCTGTGCCCGAGGTGGATCCCGATGAGCTGCTGTTCACCACTAACCTGGTTGAGCGGGCTCGTCATCCTCGGGCACACTTTCAACTTCAACTCACGACCGTCAATCAGTTCTTCCGCAAGGTCGTGAAGCCGGACGCCGGGAACGACGATCTGTTTCGTTGTTCTGTCTTGGCACACCGTACGGTTCAGGGCAACAAAGAGAAGTACCGCCGGGGTGCCCGTAGTCGCGTCGGCGGACCCAAACGTACGAACGTCATTTCGACGGCTGGACGTATGGGCGGCGGCTATCGTCCAAAACGTCGCATGCGATACTGAGGATCAAGATGTCGATCTATGATGATATTCGCCAGAAGGCGCAGCAGACCAACGTCGAGTTGACGGACCACGAAGTTTACCGGATTGCCGGCACCCTACGGTTTGCTGGCGTCGCGTCGTTCAGCGACGTGTTGGTGCAGGAGTTGGAAGCGTTTCGGCGACGGTCCATGGCCGTCGATGCCGCTGCTGAATCACAGACGTTTCAGAAGATCGACGCCAGCCTGAAGGATGGGGTGTGTCCGCGTTGTGGCAAAACCATGATGGACGTGAAGCTCGCGGACTATACACCGGCGAAGTTTTGTTCTGGGGATTGTCGCATTGTTTTGTGGCAAAACGACGAAGAGGAAAAGTAACACGTGTTTTACCCCAAGTACGATTTTAGTCACGGGCGTTTTCAGTCGGTAGGTCGACGTGTCGCGGCCGTTAGCCGAGGACACAGTAAAACGAAGCGGAACACCAGGACCGCTGCTAACGTCGGGACTGGTTATGGTGGACTTAACAGTGCGGGCGGCGGGGCATTCCAGCCCTACAGTCCAGTGTATGAACGGGCTGAGGACCCTACGCTGGCCGAAGAGTTCATGCCGACCGACACACAGACGCAGAACAAGATTTTCAAGAACCTCATCATCTATGATCCTGTCGCGGGCCCAGCGACTGAATATTGGCGCGACCTAGCGTTCAGTCGCTACGTTCGTCTCGGCGGTCTTGAAGATAACAAGATGCATCAGTTCTACGAGGATGCACTTGAAGCGTCCGGCATCGTGTCGCAAATGAAGTGGTTGCTGGACCAGTACCTGGTGTTCGGCAAGTTCGTCACGCAGATGGAAATGGATGAGCGAAAGGGTTATTGGGTTCGCAACGTCATCCACGACTTGGATTTCGTCGAGGTAACGGCACCGGTATTTTCGGGCGACGACTACCTCATCAACGTACAGCCTACCAACGAACAAGTTAAGTGGGCGTTGTCGAGGGATCCTCGTGTTATGGAACGCAGACAGGCGTATGATCCCAAACTCGTCAAAATGATGGCGACGGGCGAGACGTACCCCATTCCTGCACAGGATTCTATTTTCTTGCCGCGTAAAGCCCACGCGACCGACTACTACGGCACCTCATACTTAACCCGCATCATTCCGTTCAAGATCATGGAGAAGGCGTTGCTCGACGCCGAGACCATGGCGGCGCGTCGGCGCGCTGGTCCCGTGTGGGTCATCTCGGTACCGGAGAACTACGAGGCGGAAGAAATCCAAGACATCATCGATCAATTCTTCGCCATCGAGGAGGATCCGATCGGTGGCAAGGTAGCGGTTCGCGGCGAAGTTACCGTTACGTCGATGGGTGGGGGCAAGGGAGATTTCTGGACCCTGTCGGACGAGTACGAATTCATCAAGAACGCCAAGCTAAATGCTCTTGGTATCTCAGAGTCGTTTTTAAGTGGGGAGGCTAGTTACAACAGCATGGATAAGGTGGTGCAGATCTTCGTCGAGAAGCTGCGGGCCATTCGGTACCACCTGACCGAAGAAGTCATCGTCAACAAGATGTTGAAGACGTTGGCCCGCATCAACGGCTTCGTCTACACGCCCAAGACACAGACGGCACACCACTACCGCATCGCCAAGCGTGACTACACCGATGCCGATCTGATTATTCCGGAGGTCGAGTGGGACGAACCACTCGAACCGCAGGCCGACACTGATTACTGGAACCTCTTGGAGCAGATGCAGGCTAAGGGGATCCCGGTTCACATGCGCAAATGGGCGCAGGCCGCTGGTTACGATTTGGACGAGTCGTTCGAGAACGCACAGCAGGAACTCGAAGACCGCGCCAAGGTCTACAAGATCAAGTCGGCGTTGGCGAAGCAGGCGGACAAAGCTGGGTTCGACCTCGAAGGCCAATATACTGGAGGCGCTGGTGCCATCGGGGGCGGGGGCCTGGGTGAAGGTGGCGGTGGGTTCGGGGACCTGGGCGGGGGTGGCGAGACCGAGTTTGGCCCCGACCTAGAGGGCGGTGGCTTTGACCTGGGGCCTGCGGAGATGGGGACGCCCCCCGCTACCCCCGAGCTGCCTGCGCCCGCCACCGAGGCGCCTGAAGCCCCTGCGGCCCCTCCTTCGGGGGGTGAGGGTGCGGGCGCCAGTCTCTTGGCCCCCCGCTTCACGGTGGAAAAGCCTACCAAGTTGCAAAGGTATGCGGATCCCCGCTACCCCGACCTGGAGCGGGCGCTCGGCAACGTAGCGGTGTGGAACGAGACGGACCACCTGTTCGGCCTGCCTCGCCGTCGCGTCGCCCACATGGTCGATCTGGTGGCGCACCGCAAACCAGAGGATCGCGAGGGGCGCGTGCTGTCTCGCTATCTGAAAAAGCAGGGGCTGACGGAATTGCAATCCGAGGCCGTGCAATATTGTGCCGCACGCTTGGGTTTCATGAAGGCCCCGACATTGTCCGACACAACGATCCAGCACCTGCAGCACCACCTCGTTGATTTGGCAAATCAGCGGGGTTTGGATCGACAACTCAACAAAGAGTTTGAGCTGTTGACGAAGATTGCCAAGAAACGATCTCGTGTTCCCGCCGCAGGCCCGCGAAACGTCACGAGCCTGCAGGCCAATATACCGGATGCCCAGATCCTAACGGGTGTCCTGCCCTAACCCATAGGAGTTTTGTCATGCGTACCATTTTGTTTCTCGGTGTTGTTGTTTCGGTTGGTCTTTTCGTAACGTGCGACGGTCAACCACCCCTACTTAAAGGTAGGGGCTTGAAAAAGCCCCTGGTTGACTAGGGAACACTGAAAGGTGTAAACGTTGGTTGAGAGAAATACATACACACCCCGTGGTGCTCCTCAAGCTGCGGGCAACTGTGACGCTGGATTAAAAACCCTGAGGGGTAAGGGTGGTGTCCAGTGTTTAAAAACCTCTTCCAACCGTCCCGATGAGGCTCTTACGTTGGCTTCGGCCAACGGACAGAACTCTCGTAAGACAGTATCTGTCGTTTATGTCTTGAACCAACGTGGTCAACCCTTGATGCCCACAACACCTAGGAAAGCCAGGGTATTGCTGAAAGAAGGAAAAGCCAAGGTAAAGAAAAGAACACCCTTTACCATCCAGTTGCTCCAACCGTCGGGCGAAACTAAACAACCCATCAGGCTGGGTGTAGACAGCGGTTTCGTCCATGTCGGCTTATCAGCAGTTTCTAAAAAGCAAGAACTCTACAGTGCTGACGTCCAGCTTAGAACCGATGTGGTGGATTTATTGTCAGAGAAAAGAGCTTATCGTAGAACCAGGCGAGGTAGAAAAACACGTTACCGACAACCACGTTTTTCAACCAGAAGTCGCTGGAATCCCCTTGCTTTAGCTGGGGGAGGAAAGCGACGTTTAGTCGTTGACGTTCCATTAGATCCATGTTATAATCCATGGTTGTGGTAAATAAAGCCTACAGATTTCAAGCCTACCCGGATGATCAACAGGCTAATCTGCTGAATCAGACGTTTGGTTGCGCTAGGTTTGTTTGGAACCTGATGCTGCATGATCTCAAAACTAGTTACAATAAAACTAAGAAGTTTTCCTATCCTACTCCAGCACATTATAAAGATGAATATCCATTCCTCAAAGACATCGATAGCATGGCATTGTGTAACGTCCAGATGAACCTTAAGCAAGCGTTGTCTCGTTTTCTCAAAGATCGTAAGCTCTCTAAGAAGCGTAAGACTAGGTTTCCTAAGTTTAAGTCTAAGCACAAAACCAAGAAGAGTTATACCACTAGCTGTATTAATCAAAACATCAGAATAGAGAACGGTAAACTCAGACTTCCTAAAGTTGGTCTTTTGGACGTAGTGCTCCACCGTAGGGTTGAGGGCAAGATTAAACACGTTACCATCACACAGGAACCTACGGGTAAGTATTTTGTTTCTATCTTGACGGAACAAGATGATCTCCCTAAACAAGAGATCGATTCCAATAACGTAGTTGGCTTGGACTTTTCTTTTCATGACCTGATCGTTACACATAAGGGTGCGAAAGCCAAACACCTGGAGTGGATACGAAGGCAAGAAAAGAAAACTGCCCGAGCCCAACGAATTCTTAGCAGGAGGACAAGAGGATCTAAAGGGTATGAAAAGCAAAAGATAAAGGTCGCGTTGATTCATGAGAAGACAAGGAACAAAAGACTTAACCTCCTGAGGTTGATTTGCTGTAGGCTGCTGGCTCGTTACGACGTCATCGTGGTGGAGGATATTGATCTTACCGGCATGATGAAACGCGGGAAGCGTAGACGCTACGGTAAATCCATCGGTAGGTTGGGTTTCGGTGAGCTGAGAACCATGCTGATGCTTAGGGCCGAACAACTGGGTAAGTTGTTCGTCAAAGTTTCTAAGTGGTTCCCTAGCTCTCAACTGTGTAGCTGCTGTGGGTACCGAAATAAAAACACCAAGGATTTGTCCATCAGGAAGTGGACTTGTCCAGAGTGTGGAACCCAGCATGATCGAGATCAAAACGCCGCACAAAACCTTGTCAACCTTTATCTGTTTTGTAAATCTACTGGTGCAACGCCAGGAAGTTACGCCGAGGGAGAGGTTGCCTCTGCTTTTAGGCTCTGGCTTAAACGTAAGCATCTTCGTCGAACTCGGAAAAATCGTGGGACTGGATCTCACAAGCCCCTTGCTTTAGCTAGGGGTAGTTGACTCGTAAGCGTCCTTCTTTTAGGGATGCTGGTCAAATCACCACCATGAGGAAATTTGTTCTTCAGGCCGTCAAGAATCTATACCCCAACGTAACCGAAACCTACGGTTATGTTACAAAATATATTAGGAAACAACACGATTTTGAAAAGTCTCACGCGATAGACGCTCGGTGTATTAGTGGAAATACACTAGCTACACCAACCGATCCTTATGCTATGCGACAAGTGCGTGGACAAAACCGACAGCTCCATAAAGCTACGGTTCAGAAGGGTGGCATCAGGAAAGCCAACAAAGCCGCTCGTTATGTTCATGGCTTTCAGTTGTTTGATAAAGTATTGTTGAAAGGTCAGGAGTGTTTTGTGTTTGCGCGTAGAACCAGTGGAGCGTTTGATGTAAGGTGTTTAGACGGTACTACCGTGAACGCTAACGTAAATTACAAAAAACTACAGTCGGTAGAAAAAGCCAGTACGTTGCTGGTGCAAAAGAAATAATATAAATGGCATGCTTGAAAATCTGTGTGATATTTAACTAGACAGAGGTGGCTATGAAATGTATACAATGCAGTCAGTCCAAAGTACGCGACGCAGGTCCCGCCGAACGCGAGCTAGAGCGGCTGATCAAAGCGGTCGTACAGGGCACGCGGTTCCATAGCAAAGTGCTGGCCGTCGGGGGCTACGTCCGCGACGAGCTGCTGGGCAAAGAAGCGGCGGACCTCGATGTCGTGGTGGCGTTGCCGTATGGTGCTCAACGGCTGTGTGGACTGCTACAAGACGTCGATCCCGACGTTCTGGTCGAACCCTTGGCCCTGGACTACCCCGTGTGGCACGCTGTATTTCCCCAGGACGTCACGTTGGACGGGCAGGTGTTCCGGGTTAAGGGCGCGGAACTCGACGCCGTGGACGCCCAAGAGGCCGTCTGGTTGAACGGGGAACAATCGACCCAGTTCGGCCCCGTCGAGGAAGACGCGAAACGTCGGGACTTCACCGTCAACACACTGTTGAAGGATTTGTCCACCGGCGAGATCGTAGACCCCACGGGCCTGGGGCGCCAGGATTTGGCCAGCGGGACGCTCCGCGCCATCCCGAACGCCGACAGCCTGCGGAACTTCCGCGAGCAGCCCCGGCAAATGCTACGGCTCATCCGGTTCATGGCACAGTACGGCTGGATGCCTTCGGACGATGTCGTCGCGGCGTTGAAGGCGTCGGTACAGCACTTGGCCGACCTGACGGAACATGGACTTCGCAAAGAACTGGGCAAACTTCAGACCAAGGGGTTGCTGAACGATGCTTTGGAACTGATGCGGCAATACAACATGCTGGCGCCCATGCGGGCCGCGTGGCAGAAGGCGAAACAAGATGCTGAATGACGTCGGGGAAGTCGCCCGCACCAAAGCGGTGGCACCGTTGGGTGACGCCCTGTGGCACCCCAACGAACGGGTGGAACGCGTCGAACCCATCGTGATGCGGAACGCCGGCGTCGACGAGGAAATGTTCCTGCTCTACACTACCAGCGAGAACGTCTTGGGTGCTCGGGTCAACGGACGCGTACTGCTCGCGTGGGATCCTCACGATGCCGATGATTTCGAGGCCGGGGCCTTCTGGAACATGTTGAGCGTTGCCGATGCCGCAAGTCCAGTGTTTCCGTTTTTCTAGCCCTACGTAGAATTCATCTGCTTGCTGGGGCGTCATGGCGTTGGCGACCTGACTTTCGGTCAGGCCGCTCATTCTATACTGGCAAACAGGATTACCTTTCTGGTCACAATGCTCAAAATTGGCGACACTCACCGCTGATGATCAGTTGTCCAGTTTCAGACAGGAGATAGTCACAGTACGGTTCGACGTAGCACAGATCGTTATTGGTCATAGGGATTTGGCAGTCCTTTCGTGGTGGCGAGGCAAATACGAGGCAACACGGCTATGTGGTTCTTCATCTCGGAGTCCATTTTGCCGTCGGGCAAAATTTCGTAGCCTGGTTCAGCGTCGTCATCATCGAGCCGTTCGATGCTGTACAGCCAGTCGTCCAGTCCGTACTTTTCGCGTAACCTGACCAGTTTCTTGAACGTATCGGTTCCCATTTCCCAGTACATGGGCGTGGGTTTTGTTTTTCTATTTGGCTTACTAATAACCGCGACGTTGATCAAGATCCTGAGGGCAGGTTGACTATTTTGGTGCAGTACATAGGGTTCGTTGAACGGCACCCAACCATTTGACTCCTCCCATACAGCCTCAAAAGCGAAAGGTTCATCTACGAACGCAACCGTCACGCCATCGCCTTGCTTTTTCAGCACCAAGACGTCAGACGACGGTTCATGTCGTTGTTCTATTTGCTTCGCGATGGTCTCCCAAGTTTGAGATGGTGACGATTCAGTATATTTATTCATGGCGTTGGATCCTCCAGACTAAACTTTTGTTTCGTAGCGTCGACAACGTAACGGCATTCTACATTATGTCCGTACTTAAATCCACAGGCTGGGCAAACCCTGGCTGACCCATGTCGATACCGTGATGGTGTCCAGTCACAAGGGCCTTCTGGATCAAAACTTTGGTCCAGTAGCATGCGACATCGGGTTTCGTGCAGACAGTCACCGCACTTAGTTTCGTACATCATGCTGGATCGTCCTTGTATATGTTGTCGTACACTAATTTTCTGGTTTGTTTTGATAATTTTCGCTGAGCACTCGCGAGAGCAGCAGCTTGTTCTTCCGTGGCGTCCCATTCGCCCGCCAGCAGCTCTGCACAAGCTTTTACCAAGACGTCGCGTTCGAGTTTCGTTAGGTCGACCAACATGCTACCTCCAGGATTCTTTTGTACTATCAAATATGTTATTCTTTAGAGAGGCGGTTCTCCTCAGCTCCAATACCTATGTTACAACTGGCCCACACCACGGTCAAGTGATATTTTTGTGCCATGGACTACTCTGCCCGAGCGGTTAGAATTGCAAGAGGAAATAGGTTTTCGGGCAGGAAAATTACGATACCGATGGACGCCGTTGCTTGATACTGTTTGGTTTAGGAGAAGAAACGCGATGCTGATTCTATACCGAGGAGCAGTATACCGTTTGGCAGACGCACAACCACCTACTTGGGTGTACCAGATCCTCAGACTCAAGAACAACTTGGAAGACCTGTACCGTGCCAATACGATCCAGTATATCAAAGAATACACGCAGCATATAGATGTGCAGCACCCATGGCTGCACAAACTACCAGGAGTTGGAAACAAGCTGAACAAATTAGGTGAGTTGCTGCGGTCTACCTCGTCTTTGTCTGGGTCTATTCCAGACCGAGAATATCGCGCGTTGGCGCGAGCACGAGATAAACTAGAGAAGCAGTTGATCGCCTTGGCGGATCAGTTGATCAACGACTGGCAATCACTCCCAACACCCAAAGGTTATGAACAGCCTACAGAACCACAGCATACCGATGTTGGTTTGCCGCAGGGGTTTGACGGATTCTGAAAAGGAGAAAACACATGCGTAACGCTCTACCGATTTCCCTGTTGGTCCTGTTGGCCAGTTGTGCCAACCCATATCAGACGGCTCGCTCAACCGTTCTGATTGGTCGTGGGGCCGTCGCGATGGCGCAGACCGGCTTCGACACCTACGTGGTGGTCGAGACCCAGAAGTGCCAGGAGCAATGCAAGCAAGATCCGGTTTGCGTGGACAAGTGCATGGCGCCGGTCAAGAAGGCCGAGCCCGTGTGGCAGAAATCCAAGTTGACGGCGGTGGCTGGCCTCGACGAAGCCGACGCCCTCATCACGGTGGCGGAAAAGCTCAAGCAGAAGGAATCGATCGATTGGCTGGTCCCACTGAAAGGTGCGGCTTGCCTGCTGGCCCGTAGCCTAGAGTTTCTACCTGTCGAGACCAAACAAAAAATCCAATCTCTCATCAACATGATGGGTTCGTTTGGTTGTCCTGCAAAGTAATGCTTTCATGAAAGGCAAAAGGAGATCGTCATGCGACACACACCCACTCAAAGGCATTCCTGAAACAATACCACAAAAGGTCGTCAATATAGCGGTGCAGTTAATACACGAAGTATTGCTAGATTCATGCGAAGAACTGGCCTATAGATATGATTTTGACGTGACTATGGCAACGCCAGAGTTCATAGAAGAAGCAATCTACAACGAGCTGATGAAGGATTTCCCTGATCATACTACCCAGATCCTTATAGATCTACTTAATGATAATTGGTCCAGTCTTACTGAATTTGATTTCAAATGGCCGCGTGAAGGCGGTTCATGGCTGGAGTTCGTAGGGCTTGGGGCCATATATTTCGTGGCGGCGTTGGCGAAACGAATCTTCAAACATAACCGAGAGTATTTCATTCCTAGGGATCAGGCACCACAGTACGGGATAGACGATCAGGAGTAACGGTCAACCACCCCTACCTTCAGGTAGGGGCTTGAAAGAGCCCCTGGTTGACTAGGGAACTGGATCCAGAAAGGAGACAGTAAACGTTGGGTAGAAGAGATACATACACACCTACGAATGCTCCTCAAGTTCGTAGCAACTGTGGCCAGTCATTAAAAACTCCAAGAGGTAGGAGTGGTGTGGCTGGCTTAAAAACTCTATCCAACCATCCCGATGAGGACCTAACCCGTGAACAGGGGGTACGCTTAACGTTAGTGTACGTACTGAACCATCGTGGTGAACCGTTGATGCCCACGACTCCTAGAAAAGCCAGGGTATTGCTAAAGGAAGGAAAAGCCAAGGTAAAGAAACGAACACCTTTTACCATCCAGCTACTCTATGGTAGCACGGGTTATAAACAACCCATCAGGTTAGGGGTGGACAGTGGTTTCAAGCATGTTGGCTTATCGGCGATTTCTAAAAAGCAAGAACTTTATTCTGCTGAAGTCCAACTCAGAACCGATATGGTGGATCTACTAGCAGAGAAAAGAGCGTACAGAAGTAATAGACGTAGTAGGAAGACTCGTTATCGTCAGGCTCGTTTCCTAAACAGACGTAAACCAAAAGGTTGGTTAGCTCCTAGTATCCAACACAAACTAGATAGTCACGTTAGGTTGGTAGCACAGGTAAAGAAAATATTACCCATTACTCATATCATCGTGGAGGTAGCGGCTTTCGATATTCAGAAGATAAAGAACCCAGAGATCCAAGGTAAAGATTATCAAGATGGAGAACAAAAAGATTTCTGGAACGTAAGAGAATATGTTCTTTATCGAGACAACCATAAGTGTCGTCATTGCAAAGGTAAGTCTAATGTTCCTATCCTACAAGTCCACCATTTGGAATCTAGGAAAACAGGTGGAAATAGACCAGCTAATTTGATTACTCTTTGTAAAGCATGTCATGACGAACACCATGCTAACAAAATCAAACTGAAGGCAAAGCCCACCAAGGGGTTCAAAGCCGAAACCTTCATGACGATGGTGCGATGGCGATTAGTTGATCAACTAGAATGTAAAACCACTTATGGTTACGTTACTAAGCACAACAGAATATTGCTAGGGTTGCCCAAGAGTCATGCAAACGACGCTTTTGTGATTGCCAGCAGAATAGATCGTTCTAGAAGTCAGTCGTATCAAATTAAACAAGTTAGGAAACAAAATAGAAAACTCTTTAAGGGCTCACACAGTGGAGTAAGAAATACAGCCGCTAGATTTATTATAGGGTTCCAACGCTATGATAAAGTGTCGTGGAAAGGTCAGGAGTGTTTTGTATTTGGGCGTAGAACCACAGGATATTTTGACATTAGACTGCTGGATGGAACAAAGGTTCATGCTTCTGCTAAGGCAAAAGATTGTAAACTTTTGGAAAGTAGTTCAACTTGGTTGATACAAAGGAGCAGCGTGGAGACCCCTTGCTTTAGCTAGGGGAGGAAACGCTGAAGAAGGATGAAGGGTTGTTTTTACGGTCCTCATCACAACGACACGTGGGACTACGTGGAGTCGTGTTTCGACATCCCACCAGGGGGTTGGTGGCGATTGCATACGAATCGGCGTGGCAACGTCCTACAGGTGACAAACGCGACGCAGCACCACACCAATTTCCTGGCGGCGTTGCGCGAGATCGTTCAGCAGTACCCAGAGCTACCCGACGCCATTGAGTTCGACGGTCCCGTCGAGAGCGTCGCGACTTTGTTGGCGATGCCGAAACAACGGATCCAAGACGTTGTATTTCTGCACGGCACCACCGACGCGTTCCTGGACGATATTCTGGTGAATGGTTTACGCCCCCGTAGCGAAACCAACGTGTGTCCGACGTACGGGGCACGTTACGATGCACCAGCGGGTCGTTGTGATTGGATCTACCTGACGACGCAGCACAACACTGCTGCGATGGCGGCACGGGACGCAGCGCGCCAGCACGGTGGCGTTCCCATCATTTTGGCCGTCGGACCAGGGCTACGCGAAAGCTATGCCGAGATTGACGAGGATGCCGACGCTTTCACGGTGGAGGAATCCCTCGCGACCCTCGGCAACATAGCGTATCGCAGAACAATTCCACCGCAGTTGATTCGGGTGCACGAGAAACTCGTGAACCAGACGACGTGGCAGAAAGTTGGATCTACGATGCGTAGATTTGCTCTGTACGAAAGTGAATTTGTGGAAATATCACCCCGCTGGGTACAGAGCGTCAATAAGTGGTGGAAGAAACAGGTCAAGACATCGTTGTCGCTTGTAGATCAGGGGCAAGGGGCTGATTCACGCCCTTATGTTCAAGCCATCACGTCGTTACGCGAAGCTCTCTCCGCTTTTGCTCAAGACTTATTTTTAGTGCGTGGTATGTGGCAGCCTGCTGACGCCAAGCCGTTCAGCAAAACATCGCCAACCAAGAGTGCAGATCCCGTCGCAATAAACAAAAAGATTAAAACAGATCTTGCGGCCATCGACGAAAACCTTAAAGCGGGGGCGGATTTCATCTTATGGTTGGAACGACATCCACCAGACCTAATGGATGAACGGGATCCAGCGTGGCGTGATTACGATCAAAATATAGATCATTACCAAATGCGTTACTTGGCATCAAAATGGAAACGGCGTGCAACCGAGAACATAAAGAACGTCGATAGTCTATTCTCTCGTAACGTACTGGGGTCGATTACACGTTGGCTCAATGCTGCGGGGTTTTCCAATGATCTTCCGCTAAGTCATATCCGGAGGCCAAGGGAACGAGAGGTTGGCAAAGTCAAGATCGTAATGCAAGACATTCGGTCTCTTTACCCTCGTTACACACCAGAGGGAGAACGCGATCCCATTAGTATTGAAGTAATCGCCAGGATAGCACAGCAGGTTAGAAACACGTTAGAACGTAAACGACTCGATCATCTATGGTATGGGGATGTTTATGTTTGGCCCACGACGGCAGGTTGGAATGTTCAGCAGGGACCGTTGAAGGATAGTAAAGTCACGGGAGACTATGATTATAGAAATGATGCGATCAGAATATATGCCGCCGATTACGCTGGTATGAATGATCTATTGATACACGAACTAGCTCACCGCCATTGGTTTAAGTTTATGTCACAGGTACAGAGGGCTGAGTTTGCTGAATGGTTCGGCAAAATTCAACCCATTACGCTTTACGGTTCTACCAATCCAGAAGAAGAATTTGCCGAAACGTTTGCCGCGTACGTTGCAGGACGAGAGCTGACACGAGACCAGTTAAAACGCTTCAGACGTTTCGTGGAAAAGAAGATCAAAACTGCGGTGTGGCAGAAGGTAGGCAATACCTTATGGTTTAGGGGATCCCAATACCGTGCAATCACCACTTGATTTTTATTTAGGTATGGTGTAGTCTATGGGTGGAGGTACAGAAATATGTCTAAACCCATAATTTACCGAGGTTATCCTTACGTCCGTACCGCCATGTCGGTGGTGTTGCCGCAGGTCGTACGCCACGATTGGGGTTGGTGGTCGTCGGATCACCAGCGCATGCACATCCAGACGGTCGACAAGAAAAGCCAAACGGGCCCGAACGTCATTCACGTATGGTTGGAGAACATGGGCGTCAGGACGTTCCAGGTAGACACCAAGGACGCGGACAAACTGTCTCGTCATGAAGTCCAGACCCTTCGCGATACCGTGGCGCACTGGCGCGGCATGATCGAGGGCATGTGGACCGCGTGGGTCATCGAAAAGAATTGGCTCACGTACAGCCTGGTAGACGACCTCATTACGTTGTCGGTCTACACGGTGCACAATTCTTTTCAGCGACAACTTAGTATTCGGCAGGATATTGGGTTGGCCGAGTCCTACGCTGCCAACATCACGCAAGACGATTTGAAGTTGGATCCAGATCACGCGGCTTTGGTGTTGCGGCGACACGCACCACCCGGTCGTCAGATCCATGTGGCGTTGCCTGACGTCCTGTGGTTGGATCCGTAGCTCGCCTCGTTTCGGTTTTGTTGTAAGGGGATCGCGATGCTTCGTACCGCCGCTAAATTAACAATGTACCACGGGACCGCCGCCGGTTCCGATGGCCAGGTTCTTCGCCGTATCCTCAAGGAAGGGCTGAATCCCAACCCGCCGAAGCGGTCGTTCGACGTACAGCGGGACAAACCAGTAGCGGAACGGCACTACGAATCGCTGGGTGGCGTGTACTTTGGCGTAGATCCGTGGGGCGTAACCAAATTCTCTGGTCTCGCAAAACAAAAGTTCGGCGGCGATCGCGTCGGCGTCGTCGCGCAGATCGAAACTCGGGGTCCCGCCATCACGATCGACGAGGACGATTTGTTTCCGTTGTCCTCACGCAAAAAAATTGCGGACCGCTTCTTTCACGCCGTTTACCGCATGGTAGAAGCATCGGACTACCTACTGCTCAACGATATGGAGTCGGGAACACTAGATTATGTGGAAATGGCCGAGTGGTTTGTTGACAACGTCATTGCGGAACAGTGGAACATTAGCCCGCAAGAAAAAACAGCGTATCGTACCCGCGATCGCCGACGTAGCAGAGCTGCAGGTCCTGACGCAGTTGGCGTCGGAATCAGAACGTTACGCTGGTCAGTACTGGAGCGTTCGACATCTTTACGAACAATTCGGTCCCAAACAATCGGCCGCCGAGTTATTCGAGCAACTGAAAGCCGCGACACAGCGAGCCCTCGCGGCGGTGCGGCGCGCTGCCGATTTGCCCAAAGAGAACTGGCAACAAAAACTACACAAAGTCCGCGTCACCGAACCCGTCGGTTACGGCGGCGCTAACCGCATATTAGCGGTGTTCCATTGGGACGACGATTACGACCGATATAAGCGCGATGGTTATTATTTAGTAGGGCGGGTGGATTTTGTCGCGGCGGGCGCCCAGCAATACATCAACCAAATGATTCAGTTTTTCGCCGAGTCATCCAGTCAGCACATGCTGTGGACTGACCAAAAGGGTAAGGTCTTGTACGATCAGCGCAATCCCGAGATCGTGAACCAGAAGGCCGCGTCGGTGCTGCGGTACCGAGGGGCTGTTTATTGTGAAGCCGCCACGCGCCCCACGGATAATTCAATTTGGTACCACGCGTCAGACAATATATTGGTAGAACCAATGCGTCCCCTGTATTTATCTGATTCTCCGTTGGAATATCTTGGTAAATATGTCTATGCGTTTACCATAGACCCTACAGCTATTTGGGGTGATATTACACACCACCACGAATACCAAAATGGTATTTGGATGCCGCTTGTACACGAGAGTATGGATTCCGTAGGAGACAATCTAGGTACTGTCATTAAACTCGCAAAAGCTGGTTTTGATGTAGTGTGGGATCGTCGTGACTACGCCGCAGGTTACGCTCAGATTTTTGTCGTCAACCCTAACATATTGACTGAGATCAATTCCGAGTACTAGTGCGGTCCAAGGGATCGCAGGAGCAAACATGAGAACCGCGTTACGTTCAGAAAAACAGAACATCGTGGTGGCCTACGTTTGGGTCGTTGACGTCGCGAGCAACGAAAAGGTCCAGCTCTACGTCGAGCGGATCCCGTACGACCAAACCGTCGACGAGGACGCTTACGTCGAGGACCTGCTCAACACAGCGGCAACCGACTGGGGTTTTGAGGAGAACGGCTACACGTTCGGAGATCACGGCGTCGCGCCACTGACACGCCTGCTACGTGGTGGTAATCTACAGGACGCCCTGAAGCAGTTGCAACACGCGGACGTCGCGGTCATCGATACGTTTTCGCCCCGGATGTCCAAAGTACCGAAGCGCACGATGGCGCCGAAGCCTCGGGCGTTCGCCCAGACCAAGACCGCCGCGTTCGATTCCTCAACCGAGGGTTTGCTGAACGAACTGTTGGGCGTGCTGTCCGACGCCAACAACATGATCCAGCGGCTCCACGACGTCGAGCAAGAGATCCACGAAGCGAAAGCGGACGGCGAGCCCGTGGCCGGCGAGGCCAACGACGTCATCATGCTGGCGAAGGACGTGTCGGGCCACTTGGAGGCGGCACGGGATATTCTCCTGAAGCGCCTGGACGTATTCTTGGGCGGCAAAGAAAAGAACGACGAGGAAGCGTGATGGACATCAACATCATCGACATAGATTTCGCATCGGGACAAGAACCCCTAGCCGGTGAAGATTATGTTTCGCTCGTGCGCGTAGAATTCACCGTCGGTGGTGATGCGTTGGCGCGGTTACTAGGTCGCCAACATCGTGTACTTGATCGAGCCCTGAAGCAAGCGACGGAACGCCAGCTCATCAACGCGGCGATGAACTCCGACGAGTTGCTCAAAACGTTGACGCCGACAGTCTCGAAGTTTGTACGTCAGTACCTGGCGTACGAATTGGATGAGCCACACGTCGCCAAAGCCGTGGTGGATTTCGCACAGGAAGATAGTTGCTTTTCACTAGGAAAAGCTTTCCTTGGCATCACGGACTATAGGCTCGTGACCGACGGTAAATAAACCAGTTTCTAGCCAGTAGAAACCTTGACGGTTTAGTTTCCGTCGCCTTACCCAGAAGGGGATCTCTACGAGATCAAACGAATGATTGGAAGCCGCATTCAGATCTGCGTCATGGTGGAAACCACAACGACTACAGGTGAACGTCTTACCTTTTCTATTCGTTTTAAGGACCCAGCCACAGGAACTACACCGCTGTGATCTAAAAGGACTAGAATTCCCTTGGAGGAGAAAACCTTTCTCTTCTGCCAAGCGTTCCATTTTGTCCTTGATCTGGGTGTAGGTCCAGTGCATTAGTGATGCGTTTGGTTGTCGTTTTCCTTTTCGTAGGTTAACAACTTCCTCAAGATTAACTTGCTTGACGTGAGCAAAACTAATTTGATTCAACGACCAACCGATGAAATTCTTTCTGTGGGCTCTGGCTCGTGCCATACCCTTGGAACCAGATTTACGTCGGGATATTTTAGTACATATGGATTTTAGATCATGCCCGTGGGTACAACGTTCAGGAGTTGTTTGAGTATGCTGGAGCGTCTGGTCTGCAAAACTAGCGGTGGTCGCATAACCCTGGTCACAGCCCAATACTCTACCTTTCTTTTTCTTATTGAGCGCCGTTACGTCGTAAAATAAACATACATAATCTGGAGCCAAGCGTATGGACGTTTTTATCTGTCCTCGCTTCATCCACTTACGACTACAGCGGTGATGTCGAATCGGGATGTTGATCTGAAGTTTATCTCCTATAGATGATAAACGAATAAACAAATCAAATGCACCGTCGGTCTTTTGAAAGTCTACGAAACGGCCATCTAGTTCTAGGTTGATTTTACTAGCGTCTGGCTTAACGACGGGATGGGCGTCTACGTAGCGTTGGAGGTTTACGCAGTCTTCGCCTTTCCTCTGGAGTTTACGAAGGACGTGGAAACGTTTTCGTTGCTTCGCTACCGATGCGTTCAACATACCGATCACTTGCTTACCACAACACTGGAGCAAACGAGCCGACATCCAAGTTTTGAATTGATTTACGATCTCGGATGATAAATATTTAGGCAATTGGAGTTTTCTGGTCGTGGGGTCAAATGTATCTAAACCATTGTTCCAAATCCAATCGATCATTTCTTGTGCGATGAGTCTATACTCATCAATAAGGTCCAACAGCACGTCGTGCTTGTCTTGGTTGCAGTACCCGAGCGTGTGTTTAGTCGAGCGGATCATTTGTCGAGTTCTTTAATTAGTTTCTCTGTGGCTCGTTTACTTCGGCGTTGCCCGTATAGCCGAGCACAGAAAGATGTCACGACAGAAACAAAATCTTGTACCAAATCCTCTTTGTTTCCTTTGGTATTGTTCAAAACTACTAGCTCACAGCCAATGTGTTGACACAGCGCCTCAATGTAGGTAAAACCAAACCTAGTGAGGCGATCTTTGTGCTCCACCACCAGTTTGGTAGCTTTACCCTCTTGCAGAACTTTTAATAATTTCCTACGTCGGTCATTTAAACCTGAACCGATCTCCTGGATATTCAGGTGAGTTTCCCAACCTCTTGCGTTACAGTACTGAACCAACCGTTTGGACTGACGCACCAAATTACTCTTATTTTGCGAGGAGCTTACCCTGGCGTACGTGACGACAAAATTCTTCTTGACTTGTTCGTTAACGGTCGGTACTATGATGGTACCAGTTGGAAGTTGCTTGGCTCCTGGTATTTGACCATCGTGGAAGTAAGACCAAGCTGTTCTGTAGGAAACACCTTGCTGCTTTGCCCATGTAGATAGTTTCATGCTGTACCTCTCACTAAAGTATAACGTGTTTCCGAGGATTGCGTGAAACTTCCGCGAAAGGATGATTTATTTGCCATACTTAGAGGACGCTACAGGAGAAAAACTAGCTCAGCGAATAGACGCGACTTTATAAGATAAAGAGGAAACAACTCCAGTCGCTAAATTTCTAAATGCACTAGTGCAGTATAGTACAGATTGGGGCTTCCAAGCTTATGCACAAAGAGGATGGCTTGTAAGAATCGAGGTAGGCGGTGCATCGGCAGTTTTGCTGTATTATCGTCCTAGTACAGTAATGTTAAACTACTTGGTAGCTTACGGCGTGAAAACTGGGGCTGGTACTAAGTTAATGCACGTAATTACTGAATTGGCAGATATGTTCTGTGTTAGAATTGAAGGACAGTCTTCTGTTTCTAACTTGCACGCCTTAGACCCTAGGGTGAAAAGGCGTAGAGATATGGAACAACAAAAGTTGGATGACTTCTACCGTAAGTTCGGGTTCAAATTTAGTACGAGCGATTTGATTATGCCTAAGTGGATGACACGCAAACCGAATTGCTAGAGGAATCATGCTACACGTCGCTTACATACCACCTGTCTATAGAAAAGACTTAATGGACTTAGCTGAGTGGGCGGGCGAGAAACGCTACAGCTTCGACGAAGTGCTGATCGAGTTGGCACGGCGGCGCATGCACCTAGATCCTGATGATATGGCCGAATTAGAGGACATATACGACGCTGCTCGCTATCCATTGATACACCAGCGCAAAGTAGCAGCTTCTTCCCACGCGACGATCCAAGACTTATTGCAGCAGGTACGCGATGGGGAATTTCGCCCCTTGACGGCTTCGGTTTGGGATACGTTACGCTGGGAAGGCTTTCCAGAAGAAATCGGCATCGAGGATCGTGGCGCTTTCGAACAGTTGGAGTTGGCATTGCCACGGGATCTTCGCCTCGCTATCAAAGAACAAGACGACGATACGCTAGAGTTCTGGAACGAGTTTGACATTGAACTTAAGGATCAGTTTCCACAACACATTGATTTGATCGCCCCTGACGGCAGCGTCACGATCGTAAAGCCTAAAGCCCTAACGTTTCGTACCGCCAAACTCGCGACCGACGTCTCGACGCTTCGGTCGTCCATCGCGTCGGTGTTGCGCCGCCACGCCCAACAATTTCGCAAGACCAACTTGGAGGTAGCGTCCTACGAGTTGGCCCGCGACCTCAACGCCGTGGTGGCGAAACAATTCGTAGGTCCGGCGTTCCGCCCCTTCGCCGTCACGTCCTACTCGACCTGTAGTTTGCAGGTGGGGATCAAGAGTCCGCGCGGTACCGAGACCTTGGCCTACGTGCCGAAGGGTTGTCCCGATGGTTCTGTTGGCTGGTCGCACGACGCGGATGACTTGGTCGAGATCTTGATACAGCACGACGTCAAGGCGGCGAAACGACACAACGCGGCCGAAGCGTTCCTTGCCGCAGTATTACAAGACAGTCAAGACGCGGGTTTCGAGGCGGTGCCGAAAGCCAGGGCGTCGGTACAGGTATTGTTCCCAGGCGACGTTTACGCGACGTTTGATTACCTGGACGTCAAGACGGTTCACATTACCTACTTCATCGCCTACAGTCCTGCCAAGGGCGCGGGCGGCGCCACCATGCAGTTCATCACGGACCTGGCGGACCAGCACTGCTGCACGTTGTCGTTGACAGCCGACCCGTTGGACTTGTCGCAATTCGCCTGGCCGTTTGCCAAAATGAACACGCGGGCCAAACCCATACCGGTCGAGAAACTGCGGTGGTTCTACGAACGTTTTGGGTTCCGTTCGTACCGTGGCGGCAAAGACTTCGTGAGGGTACCGAAATGCTAGACTACACTGTAGAAAACCAAGACATCGCGATTTCCGAAGAAGCTGCGGACGAACAAGAAGCCTTTGACGCCGCGACCATCTTGGCCGAGGAATACCGAGGGCGAGAGTTTTACATCCACCTGCTGGGCAAGCCCTACGCGGTGGTGTGGTGGCAGGACGGCCGCATGCACGTCAAGGATATTTACAAGCCCGTGACGGCTCGCTACCGTGCACGCCCTTCCTATCGTTAGGCTCCACATCGTTGTCGAGGGGATCCAGGATGTTGTTCCGCACGGCAGAATTGATCAACCAGATCGACACGACGCTACGGCGTTACGCCGAGGAATTCGACGCGGTGCTGCGCGGCCTCGACCGCGACGTCGGGTGGGCGACGCTACAGCGCACGTCCTACGGGTTTTCCAGGGCGCTGGCCGTGGACCTAAATGCCGCGACCCACCTGGAGCACGAGGTCAACGCCAACCTGTTTGGCGTCCCGTACCTACAGGACTTCGAGAACAAGACGCTGTGTGGTCTGTGGGTGCAGCACGCCCTACCCAACCTAAAGCAAGACATCCGTTATTGTAGTGCCGTGGGCTCCAAATTATTGATGTGTGATGGTTGCGCTGACGGCTGGAACGTGACGGCGCGACAGATTTTACGTGGCGTGGAAGAAGCGTTACGCGACACCTACGAGGCCGTAGATCCCGCGACCGCGTTCCTGTCGGCTCTGGTACAGTCGGGCGGGTCGTTTGGTTTCCGCGCCGCCCCGATGGTGAAGGACAAGAACTACGAGACCGTCGAGGTTCGGTTCGGTCCCACGCACCTGGAGCTGACGCGGCGAGCAGAAGACCTCGTAAAGCTCGACTACTTCGTCGCGTTCTCAGCTCAAGGGGGCGCGGGTTCCAAAGCCCTCGGCATCCTGACGCACTTGGCGGACGAGTTCTGCGTCAAGATCGAGGGGTTCGCGTCCCCGATGGCCGAGTTCACCCACATCCCAGAGTTCCAACCGCGCCCCCACGGACACCGCATGAAACTAGATCAATTGGTTGGGTTCTATGGCCGTTTCGGGTTTGAACCCATCTACACGCCCAAGCGTATGGGCGGGCAGCGGATCCTCCGCGAGCCGAATTGTGCGGTGGCGTGATGCAGAAGATTCGCTACCGTAACACAATTTATGTGCTACCAAGTGAGTGGCTGGGTGTTCCGGTACATTTTGATGCGGCGTTATCTAACGAAGCTACACAGCACCACGACACCATATTCGTCGGTCCTAAGTTTCTAGCATTGTGGACCGAAGCACAGACCTGGATCCTAACGCACGAGGTTGGGCACTGGGTATCTTCTGTCGTTGGTCTGGGCCATTGGGCCAAGTTAGCTAAGGACATGGGCATAGACGTGTGGTCTGATTTGCCTTGGGGGCAGCCTAACATGGAAGAAGCGTTCGCCGAGAGCTTCACAGTCGCGGTAGAGGGCGACGATACCCGATGGCCAGAGTGGCAAGAGTTGGCCTTGCTGGTCGCGGAACAGGTGGTAGCATGGTAAAATACAGAGGAGCTGTTTCTACAGCCATCAAGACTGCCGCTGTACTGCAGATAGATCAGGATTTTGTGCAACGGTGGCGCCTTGGACTTCTACGTTTCCTTCGTAGTGTGGACGTCGTCGTAAATTACGACACGGCCTTAGAGTTCAAGGAAGTGGCGAAGCAGTATAACCATGAGTTGGAAGACACGATCCTTGAGCGTTTTGTAAAGAACGTTTTACCGTACGAACTTGGGCTACCAACCGACATAGTGGGGCATTGGACCAAACGGCTGCGCAAATCTGCGTGGGATCTACATCTGGATTTGTTATCAGTACCGTTAGAGCGTGCTGATGACTACTACACGAAAGAAGCGCGGTATCATCGTTTTGTTTCCGACCGAGATACTTGGGTAGCTCGTGTGCATCGGCACGCTCGTGCTTTGTGGAAAGACCTAAAAGAGTTTGTTGAGCAATACCCACAGTACAACGCTACTGCTACACAGCCCTATGTTGAGACACTGGATCAACAAAATCTCAGTATTGAAGGTTTTGATGTACGGATCGTAGGTGCTGGGCAAGGTTACCACAAAAAGGACACCGCACATTTTCTCGACGTAGCACATCAGGCATTGAAACGATATCGTGCTACAGCCAAGGATAAGTTTCCTTGGTTGCTACGTCACACACTGCCGTTTGTACTCCACTTTGACGTAACGTTAGACAAAGGTGGCGAGTACGATCCGCATTACATTACGCTCTATATGTCAAATCTTACTAGCTCGCGTGAAGATATGGATCCAGTTAGTCGGCTGACCCACACCATAGCACATGAGATGGGGCATTTTGTCTACAAACAATATCTTGGTGGATCGGCACGAGAATTCTGGGAGCAAGCAGTACGACAAGATTACGGGCCTAACTTAGATCTTCAATATGTGTTGGATAACTGGCCTGAGCGTTACGACCGCCTCCTTATGGTAGACGATGTATTTCTTGCCAAGGGAGACATCGATACTTACTTGCAACTCAATTCACTTTATTATCATCCACATTATCGGTATCAAACACAAAATGCTACTAAACAAGACGTCATCAATATGATGGCAGAAGATCGATATTTGTCGGTGCCGAAGCATCCGATCAGCGGGTACGCGAGTAAGAGCTACGAAGAAGCGTTTTGCGAAGCGTTCGGTGCGTGGTTGGCGTGGGGCGATCATGCTGTTTATCCGATTGTTCGTAGTTGGTTGTCTGTAGTGCTACCAGAAGTTTCGATTCGTACCGCGTCGTTCGGGCTCGTCGGTAGCCAGGTACAAAAGAAAACCACACCTAGATCAGCAAGTGTACATCATCGCGTAGCAGACCATTATGAAGACGTCGGCTGGACTCCGACAGGTCGTTGGGGCAACCAGGGCAGCGGCATCCTTTTCACCACAGGCGAGAGGATCCTGTTGCTCCACCGTTCCAGTGGCGTTGAGGAGCCGGGCACCTGGGGAATTCCAGGCGGTGCTGTACCCCAAACCAGCAAGGGCACGTTCCGCGATCCCTACGTCAGCGCCAAGCAAGAGACCCGTGAGGAACTCGGTACCCTGCCGACTCATCAGGTCGTCGATCAATACGTCTACCAGGAGGATCGCTTTCGCTACGTCACGTACGTCGCAAAGGTGTCGGCCATGACGGCTCGGCGTTTTCGCCCTACGTTGAACTGGGAGAACGACGATTACGGATGGTTCACGCAGGAAGAACTCCAGAGCCTTGACCTACACTTTGGTGTCGTAGAACTTTTGCATCACGTAGATCCGTTCTTTTCGCTATAGTAACGCATTACCGAGGCGTACGATGGATACCAAGACCGTTGACGAAATCGTAACGACTGCCGAAAAGCTACAGACCGTCGTACCGACGACCAACACGGGTAAGTACGTCGGGCTAGCGTTGTCGTTCGCGTTGGTTGTGGGCGCTCCCCTCACGACCGCCGTGTTCTCCCATTGTCAACAGCGACAACAAACCCACCAAGCGGCACACGAACTGAAGGTCAAACAGCAACAGGACAAACGCAAGCTCCAGGCCGAGTTGTTTACCCGCGTCATCGGGGTGGCGGAAAAGGCGACGCTACAGGATCCCACCAGCATGTTCCAACTCGGCATCATCGCCCAAATGGTCAACGCGAACCCGAGTTTCTTTGGCGTCGAGCTACAGGACGCAGAACAACAGTACAGGGGAATGTTCGATCGCTTGGCTCCGATCTCTGGTTTGCGGAAACGCTTGGCCGAGACCAACGTCATCATGGCGAATCTGCAGCGTGACCTTGACGCCGCCGTCAAAGAGGAAAAGAAGCTCGACGCCGAAATCCTAGAGTTACGAAACGAACGTAAAGCTCTGAAGCCCGAAGAGCAGTGGAGACGAGACAGTGTAACGAAACAAATTAACCGCAAGGAACGGGAAATCCACCAGCACCGCACGGTACGGCGTTTCAATACCGACCGGTTGAAAATCGAGGAGAACTTCCTCAAGTTCTTTACGACGGCCTTGGAACAACAGACCACGGAACTCAACCGTGCGTTACTGTCGGTCGCGGAAGCACGCGACAAGGCGGCGAACAAAACCGTCGTGCTGAAAAACCTCGCGACGAAATTACGAGACAAGCCCACGGATGAAAACCTGTGGCGAGATTTCTGGGAGAAGATCCAAGACATCACACAGGACCATGATCGACTCCGTGGTTCCATCGAACGCCTACAGGCTGAACTGTCGAGCGAGCAGACGTTCCACCAGACCTGCGAGGCCAGCCTACAGTTGTGTCTGCAAACGTGTCGTAAGCGGACAGAACGCCCGACTCCTACGTCAGTACCGACGTCTACGGCAAATCGACGACCTGCCGCCGCTACGAACCCGACGCCCAAACCAGAGGGCAGGACCCTTTCGGTTCAACGGAAACGTCCTATGATTGATGGATTATTTTGATGTCGCTCCATGTATTTGATTTCGACGGTACGCTGCTCCGCAGTCCCGAGGATCCTGCCTATGGTTGGGATTGGTGGGACATGGCAGAGTCAATGGAGCCGCCGTGTTTACCGTGGGAACCAGACGCGTCTTGGTGGATCGCCAGCACGTTGGCTGCGGCAAGGAAGGCAATACAGGATCCCACGGCATATACGATGTTGCTGACAGGTAGGTTGGACAAGATTTTCCGTTACCGTATCGAGGACCTGTTGGTTCAACAGGACCTCGATTTCGACGTTGTAGCGTTGCGTCCCAGTACAGAATCAAAACGGTGGAAACTCGCCACCATCCTGAACGCCGCGATGCTGCACGACGCTAACGTAATTCATCTACATGATGACCGTGTTGATCACCTGGACTTCTACGCAGCGCAATTGGAAGCCCAAGGCTACGCCGTCGTCTCAAACCTGGTGGCGGAACCGACGCCACAGTGCTGTTATGAGGACACCGGAACAACTGGTCATCGCGATCCGGGAGACCAAAGAACTTCTGGACAACCTGGTGGAACAGTCGATGGAACACGCACGTCGAGTGCGCGAAACAAACGAAATCCTAGAAGCCCTGACGGGCGACATCGAGGACCAATGGCAAACTCTGCAAAAAATCAGATCCGAAATCGCCGCGCAGCTTTCCTCCGACTCGCCCAAGATCCAGCCGTAGGTCCAACGGAACCCGAGATGGTGGAGAAACTAGAGGACGACCCAGGGGCCAACTGGCGCGAGCTTTACCTACAGCCCATCATCCGGACGATCCGCAATCGTTTCGATTTGGAAAAAGGACAGGTGTCGTTGGTGGGGCCGTCGAAGCGTGTGCCCTATGGGTCCGACACCTTGGGGTTCGACATCACGGGGCACGTGCGGTTCAAGGACTTCGTTCCATCGCAAGAGGAGTTCGGTAAACAACCCTACCGGTTCACCGCCACCATCACGCCCGATGGTGAGGTCATGGAACCGATCAACATTGAGGGTACCTGATGGAACCGGTAAGCAACCCCACGCCTAAAGGCGGGGGCTTTTCGGAGCCCATGCTTACTAGGGAACTTCTAAGGAAGTAAACGTTGGTTGAGAGAAATACATACACACCCCGTGGTGCTCCTCAAGCTGCGGGCAACCGTGATGCTGGATTAAAAGCTCTAAGGGGTAGGAGCGGTGTCCAGCGTTTAAAAACCTCTTCCAACCATCCCGATGAGGACCTTACACCTACTTCGGTGGGCGGACAGAACTCGCGAGTCTCTGTCTATGTTCTGAATCAGCGCGGTCAACCTTTGATGCCAACGACGCCTAGGAAGGCCCGAGTGTTGCTGAAGGCAGGAAAGGCTAGAGTAGTAAAGAGAACACCTTTTACTATACAGCTAAATTATCCTACGGGAGAAAATAAACAGCCCATTAGGCTAGGCGTAGACAGCGGCTTCAAGCACGTGGGCTTATCAGCCGTCTCTAAAAAGCAAGAGCTTTACTCTGCTGAGGTTCAGCTTAGAACCGATATAGTAGATCTACTTTCAGAGAAAAGGGCCTATAGACGAAACCGTAGAAACAGAAAAACGCGTTATCGTCAAGCTCGTTTTCTTAATCGCGGCATCCCTAAAGGCTGGCTTGCTCCTTCGATCCGGCACAAGCTAGACAGCCACGTCAGGCTAGTGGAACAGATCAAAAAGATCCTACCCATCACCAGAGTCATCATAGAAGTAGCGGCGTTCGATATCCAGAAGATAAAGAATCCAGGCATAAGTGGCAAACAATACCAAGACGGAGAACAAAAGGATTTCGCTAACGTTAGAGAGTATATCCTACATAGAGACAACCATAAGTGTCGTCATTGTAAGGGTAAGTCTAAAGACCCAATCTTAACAGTTCACCATCTAGAGTCTAGGAAAACGGGCGGCAACAGACCAGCTAATTTGATCACGCTATGTGAGACTTGCCATAAGGCTTATCATGCTGGAAAGATTAAACTCACGCAGAGAAAACCCACCAAGGGCTTCAAAGCCGAAACCTTTATGACGCTGGTGCGGCGGCGGTTGGTAGATGTGTTGAAGTGTAGATACACTTATGGGTACATTACCAAGCACAATAGAATACTGGCAGGACTTTCTAAGAGTCACGCGAACGATGCTTTCGTGATCGCGAGTAAAATAGACCGACCTAGATGTTGTTCTTATGTGATCAAACAAGTTAGGAAACAAAACCGTAAGCTATTCAAAGGACCACACAGTGGTGTTAGAAACACGGCAGCTCGGTACATCATGGGTTTCCAACGCTATGATAAAGTTCTTTGGAAAGGGCAAGAGTGTTTTGTATTCGGTAGGAGAACCAGAGGGACTTTTGATCTCAGGCTATTGAACAAAACCAAAATCAACGGGGATGCTAAAGCCAAGGACTGTCGGTTACTGGAAAGTAGTGCAACTTGGTTAACCACTCTCCAAACCAAGGAGCCGCGCGGGGACCCCGAGCTTTAGCTCGGGGTCCCCGCGCGGAAGAATGATGGATCCCAAAACAACCAACCGAACGCTTCTGTTTCAGGCAGTACAACAACTCGGCACCAAACTGGCGGAACTGGAGAAAACGTTAGAGACGTGGGGACAGTACATCGGTAACGCCAACGTTGCGATCATGGGGGTTGACGTTGTGTACGATCAGATCAAAGATATTGACGTACGACTGAAAACATTGGAGCAAAAAGTCGATGCTTTGGTTTCGGCAACCATACCGAAAAATGGTTAATCTTTAGCAGGTGGGATACGTTCGTCTCACCCTGTTGACCGAGGAATTGCATGGCATTTTGGGGTAAAGTCTGGCGGACTAACGTATCGCCCACAATGGCGGGATGCTACAACATCACGTCGCCGGATCAAATCGCCAGCACGACGCCGACGATCTTGCAGGACATTCCCGTCGGCATCACATCGGTGTCGGACGCCGTGGGCTACTGGCTCGATTGTCTGCGCCGACGTCTTGCCTGTACCATGACCGCTACGAATTCAGGCGAAACCATCTACAACGTAACGATTCGTCGTGGCGCTCGCGTCGACACGATGGTCTGGACCTTGAGCAACACGCAAGGAAAGTATCCCATCGGCATCACGTACGCGACGCCTAACGATTCCGGTAGTGGCTCGTTCTACAACATGCACCAAGCGTTGGACTGGTCGGTTCAACGCCTAGCTTAATTTACAAACGGCACCGCACCTAAACCCAATCCTTCCAGGTGCCGTAACAAAACCCACATCAGAGGAGTTCAGAACAATGCTTAGGAAGAATCGTTTTGCAGAGATGTCCCGTCGTGCCCGTCGTCCTGTTGGTCGCCGTGCCGAAATGCCCCGCATGCGCCGTGGCGAAGAGGACGAGTACGCCGACATGGATCTGGACAGCATCCTGGGCGTCGACGACGAGTTCGGCGGGGAATTCGGTGACGAGCTGATGGACGACGATGAAATCGTCGAGGTTGACGAGGAAGAGTTCGAGGAGTTCGAGTGTCCCCCCGGCTGCGTCCCTGCCAAGGACGTAGAGGACGAGGAAGCTGAGGGCGAAGAGGGCGACGAGGAAGGTGAGGAGAAGGACGAGGAAGACAAGGAGGACGAGGACGAGAAGGAAGAGGAAAAGGCCGAGGAGAAGGAAGCGGCCGTCGCTACGTCCAAGGTCAAGGGCAAGTGGACGATGCTGCACAGCGAGGACGAGATCAACGGCATCGATCGTAACGCCGAGGTCGCGATGCTGTACCACGCGTCCGACGATCCTCATTACGTCGTGGTGGTGGATGGCAAGCCCATGGGTGAGATCCGCCGCAGCGACCTCATTACCGACGACGCTACCAAGGATCTGTTCTCCACAGAGGAGTTCCCGCAGCACGTGACGGCTGCGATCCAGCAGCTTGGTTTTGCCAACGTGGCGCCGGACCTCAACATCCGGTACTACGCCGCCAAGGTGACGGACAAGGCCGCCCAGGGTAAAGCCGAAGCCCTCATGACGACGGCCGCGACCCAGACGATCCAGACCAAGCTGGCGGAACTGAAGAACTCGCTGATCCACAACGTCAAGCTCGCGATGGAGGCGTCCATCAAGAACGTGGTGCTGGACAACCCGCTGCGCGACGCCGTACGGGCCAAGTTCAAGACGGCGGGTGTGCCGGATGCCGTCATCGTGGATCTGTTCGAGGACGCCATGCAGGACTCCGGCGCCAAGTATTTCGAGGCCATGCTCGACCAGGCGGACGAGTGGCTCGGGTACGAGAAGGATTCAATGGCACAGGTCGAGAAGATGATCAAGAAGGCTGGGTATGTGGCACCGCAGGCCCGTGGTCTTGAGGTCGATCCTTTCGTGCCGCAGCGCAACACCATGCCGGCGCTCCGCACCATGGCGCCGGCCCCGCAGCGTCAGGCCGCTGCCCCGACCGACGATATGGATTCGTCCGCTCAGGCGATCCGCAGGGGTCTCCTGAAGTCCGGTTCCATCACGCGCGGTCGCTAGTTCGTGCCGGTTGATTAAACAGCGGGGCGGAACCATCGTGTTCTGCTCTTGAAAAAATTTGGTCTAGAGGAAAAAACACCATGAGGACCATTCGGCACCAAGGTAGAGTTTATCGTCAGGCTGGAGATCTAGTTCCTCCCCAACCTAACGACATTCTTTCCAAAGAAGATCAAATAGCGTTTCTTCAGAGTAGTTCTGTTGCTGAATGGAATACTTGGTACGCTAGTCAAGATGAAGAGGCAGACCTCGTAGGGGCAGACCTCGTAGAGGCAAATCTCAGTAGGGCAAATCTCAGTAGGGCAAATCTCAGTGGGGCAAACCTCAGTGGGGCAGACCTCCATTGGGCAGACCTCAGTGGGGCAGACCTCAGTGGGGCAAACCTCAGAGGGGCAGACCTCGGAGGGGCAAACCTCAGTGGGGCAAACCTCAGTGGGGCAGACCTCAGTGGGGCAAACTTCGGATGGGCAA